GCACAGTATGAGAGGGAATTGGGAAAGAAGTGTGACTGGGAAAACCCAGAAGATGTTGCACTACATAAACACGAGATGCGTTTTGCAGACCGTGTTGACTTATTGAATTTGCTCGTGCCGAATAGAATATGTCCTCTTTGTGAGAAGCTGCGAATAAGTTCACGGTCGTGGGTTATAAAGATAGACAAGAAATTAGCGATTTGCAGGTCTTGCTTTCAGAGAAATATTCCCGACAAGAAAGTAAAGCGTATGGAAATAAGTCGGTCTCTCTTTAGCAATATAACTTATAGGTTTGATATAGATGCGTTTGGATTGCAGGCAGCACGAGAAGAGGCAAACATTAGTGAATGGGAGTTTGCAAGACGAATGGGATGGAGCCATAGTTATCAATGTAAGATAGAGAGTGGACAAGTTAAGACGGTAGATTTAATAACCGCGGAATCTATTTTAGGAGTGTTTCGTGAGAATGGATTTATAACAAAGGACTGTTTATGAAATCTGGTAACCTATTGGAGTGGTGGAAGAAGCTTGCGTTTGACTAAAGTTATACCTATTGTATAGCCGTTAAACTGAGTAGCAAAGTTCGTGCAAAAACGCCACTACGCGAAAAGCGAATTTGTGGATTTGTTCCTATGGATAACGAAGGTGAAGAACTTGATGTTCTACAATCAAATGATTTATCCGGAGGAGATATAGATAAAGATGAAACAAATCCCCTTGTCGACAGAGTTCTTGAGCTTCAGTCGCTGAGATACTTTAAGCACGAAATAAGAATTAAGTTAGAGGAAGAATTATCTACTCCAGATAAACCTATTAAAATAGAATGGGTGCTGCTTGGAAAGTTATTGGCAGCGGCGAATAGACGCAGAGAGAAATTATTAAAGCGTCCTGCATCTGAAGTCAGGTGTGATGCTCTTACGTTTTATGAAACTATGATTCGCAGTGAAGAAACAAAGCCGATGGATAAAATTCGGTCACAAGAGCGACTTGACTTATTGCTTGGTTTAGAACGTTATGGTATGGAAGGTGAGACTCCTGAAGACAAGGCACAGAAAGCAAGAGCAGCATTAAAAGAAGCATTAGGACAAATGAGCGATGGGAGTGATACTGACAGACAGATGGACTCAGCTCAAGTATCATCAGCAACAGCATCTCCTTTGGAATAGCGATAGACGTTTTATCGTAGTTCCAGCGGGTCGCCGTTCTGGTAAGACGGAGCTTGCGAAGAGGAAGCTGATTCTGCGTGCGATAACCTTCCACGCTGCTCCTAACGGCAGATTCATTCTTGCAGCTCCTACGCATTCACAAGCAAAGGAAATCTTTTGGGATGATGTGAAGGCACTTGTTCCTGATTGGGCGTTATCTGGGCCTCGCTACAAAGCTATTAGTGAGTCTGCTCGCACTGCTTATTTATGGAATGGTGCTAAGATTCAAGTTATGGGGATGGATGCTCCAGAACGTGCGGAAGGCCCTCCGTTGGATGGCATTGTTCTTGATGAATATGGTAATATGATTCCTGAAGTATGGACTCAACATATTCGTCCCGCTTTATCAACGCTGGGACGTCCGCCCGGATGGGCTTGGTTTATTGGAGTGCCTGAAGGACGAAACCATTATTATAAGCTCTTCTGTGACGTAGAGAAGCCAGAGCTTGAAAAGATTTGGGCACGATTCACTTGGCCGACAAAGGATATCAACCCTGAAGAAGCTCTCGCAGCAATGGCTGATATGGATATCCTTACTTGGAGGCAAGAATATGAAGGAGCGTTTGTTTCGTTTGAAGGACGGTGCTATTATGCTTTCAATAGAGAGTATAATGTAGCTCCTGCAAATGAACGTGTCGTGTATAATCCATATTTGCCTCTTATACTTACGTTCGACTTTAATCATAAGCCGGGAGTTGCGGGTTATGTTCAGGAGCAAGAGTCTCCGAAGTGGCTTGACAGAATAAACGGCGGTCGCAGTTTTAGTAAAGTCACTGCTGCGATTGGTGAAGTTTATATTGAGAACAACAGCAACACAGAAATAGTGTGCGATAAAATTATTGCGGATTGGGGTCAGCGTCATCACGGCGAAGTGTTATTATATGGTGATGCGAGCGGCGGTGCTCATACGTCACAAGGAGTAAAAGGCAGCGATTGGGATATCGTTGAAGCGAAGCTGCGTCCTGTGTTTGGAAATAATTTGTGGGCAATGTATAGCAAACGAAATCCGCATATTAGAACAAGAGTTAATTCAGTTAATTCTCGTTTTCATTCTGCGGACGGTTCTGTGAAATCTATTTTCGACAATAAACTTTGCTCCGCTCATATTCGCGACTTCGAAGGAGTAGCGAATGATGAGAACGGTGACCCTGAGAAGGTTGACGGTTCTATGTTGACGCATATCTCTGATGCGTTCGGCTACTATATAAATGAAGCTCATCCTCTTGGTGGGGATGTTATGACTAAACAAGCTGCGTAGAAAGAAGGTGCTTTATGCCTTGTGGCGGAAAAGGAAAGAAAAAAGGAAAGAAGAAAGGTGGACGGAAATAAACCGTCGGGCGATGATGCGTGGAAGGAGCAGGTATGCTCTCTCTCCTCCTGACCTGCTCCTTTCTATTTTAGGAATATAGAATGTCTGAATTAACAGATGGTTGTGATTTGAAAATTTTTCAGCGAGGCAGCGAACCTATTGTAATTCGCTTCTTTGGTGATAACGCAAAAGCGATAGCTGAAAAGCACGCGGAACAGATTTTGTATGAAAAGAAACGGAGTTCCCATTTCTATAAGATAGATGATGGGAAAGCGGTTACTCCGCTTATCGTTTGGATGGTTGTATTTATTGACCCGACAGAGGTGACTTCTTGTATTGTGCAGGAGGCTCCGTCAGTTGTAATCCAAATGCCTGTAGAACAAAATGAAAAAGATGTCTAAGACGCCGTTGGTTGTTGCTCCAGTGGATGAAGCTTTGCTTACAAGGGAAGTGCCAGAATGTGATTATGAATTACTGAAGACGATACGACTTAACCTTGCTAATGGATTTAGGACGATTGTAGAATATAATAAGGATGAGAACGGTAAGAAGTTTAATGCAACAGACCAGCAAACTGTGAACGTATTTAATGCACAAGTGTTAAAGAAGTTTTATGGCCTTAGTGACAATGAAATTATAGTGGAGACGGGTTTGTCTCTTTAACTTACTTATTTTCTAATGATAGAAGGAGAAAGCACAATGAGAAAACAATTATCAGCAGCGATTGTGTTTGCTATGTTATTTGTTGGTATAGCATTCGGCACAATCTTCGTCGTTGTCGCCGAGGCTGTCGGTTCACGGAACTGCGATGTGAACGCTGTTCCGTTCGCGATTGACGTGAATAAAATATATGACCCTCAGTTCAGCGGGTGGAGAGAAGTGATGAAAGGTGATTCATTATCGCTTCCTCTTAACATCGGCAATTCAATTGCAGGCCGAACACTTGTTATTGAGGTAAACGATTTGCCTGATGGAATTGTTTGTCAATCGGGCACGTCACCGAAACTAACTGGCATATTTAACAAAGCTGGTTTGTGGTATTCGCATTTCTGGGTGCATTATTCAGGGTCAACAGTTAAGACAGATTTTAATCGCGGCGTCATCGTCTTCAAAGTATATGACGTCAACGATGCGAATTTGCCTTACATTGAAATGAATTGCGGTAATTAAACTTTACTACTGATAGAAAGGAGAACAAAATGAAACGAAAGTATTTACTTATTCCTGTTGTCTGCTTGCTCTTTGTGATAGGCGGCTGTGAGAACAGCACTCCAGCTCAACGAATGGCAATGGTTCAGCAGACAGTATCACAGGCGACGGTTCTCAGCCAGAAGCTGGACGCTTCGGTGGTGGAACTCAAAGCTGTGGTGCAAACCTGCGAAATGATGCTGCAAGACCCAAACATTCCTCCAGAGATGAAGCCGCAGATATTGACGAACTTAAACCTCGCGACGGCGAAGCTGGATAACTTCTTGCAGCAAAAGTCAAAGGTCGATGTTATCCTTGCTCAGTCCTTGGCTATTCTTAATTCGGCGGATATGAATAACGCGACCGTTGGAACGGAGATACAAACTTATGGTCAAGCGATATCCGTCGCTGCGATGAGCTTGCCTCCTCCATACAATGCGTATGCGTATATTTTAGTTGCGTTCGGCGTTCCATTCGCAGGATTCGTTTTGACGTGGTTAAAGCAACGACAGACGGCAGTGAAGCTTAATGATTCTAAGACAGCACTGACTGACGTTGTCACTTCCGTGAATGCGTTGATTGACCCGGCAAATAAAATTGTGACGCCGGAAAAAGCGGCAGAAGCGAAGGCAGTTCTTTCTGATAATCAACTCGGTTCAACACAAGATGCCGTTGATGCGATACTCGACCCGATGAAAAACACAGGGCCGACGGAGTAATTTCTTGCTAAAGTAAACGTCCCATCTTGTAGGGTGGGATGGCATAATAAATAGCATTGTTTAGTGGAGACGTTATGAGTTCTTTGATTTTAGCTGCATCGGAGACAATTATTACAGTATCCTCCATCATTGGTATCTGCGGAATACTCGCAGTGTTATTTACAATTATTTATAATCATTCTACTAATGATAAGAAACATCTTAAAGAGGGTAATGAGCCAGTATTGCAAGCATCTTGTATGCAAATTCACGCAGGAAGTATTCAAGCAATGCAGATGCTCAGCAATTCTGTTCGTGATAGTGAACAAAGAGCGACTAAATCTGTTGATGATTTGAAAGAAGATATGAATAGGCAATTCTTGCAGGTATTAGCTTCTATTCGTTGTCTTGAATCAAAACTCATAGCTAAGAAAGAAAATAATGGCTAAGAATACTTCTCAGGTTGATTCTACTTCGCTCGCTTACGAAGCGATGGCTGCAAAGTGGGATATGCTTGATGATTTGCTGGGTGGAACGGCTGCGATGCGAGAAGCTGCGACGAAGTGGCTTCCACAAGAACCAGCAGAAGAGCAGCTCGCTTATGAGTGTAGATTAGCAAGGTCTGTTCTCTATAATGCGTATTCTGATACGATTGAAAAGCTTTCTGCAAAGCCATTCACAAAACCGATAACGATAACAAATCTGCCAGACGTTCTTAAGTATCTTGAGACAGACGTGGATAAAACCGGCCGAAGCTTAACTCAGCTCGGCAAAGATTTGCTTCACGATATGGTCAACTATGGTAAGACTCATCTGTTCCCTGACTTTTCTTATATACCACAAAATGAAACGGATAACAAAGCTTCTATTGAGGATGAGAAGAAAGTCGGTGCTCGTGCAATTTTAACGCACGTTTCTCCGGAGAATCTCATTAGCTGGCAAACGACCACAGATATTTTTGGTAATATAACACTGATACAAATTGTCATAAGGGAAGTCCGCACGGAAGCGGATGGAACTTATGGCGATAAGACCATTGAATATTATAAGGTAGTTCATCCCGGAGATTGGGAACGCTGGCAGAAGGTTGTCAACGACAAAGGAGAAGTTTCGTTTATAAGTGCTGGCTCTGGAAAATTGACTCTTGGATATATTCCACTTATCACTATCTATGCACAGCGAACAGGATATCTTACAGCAGACCCTCCTCTCGAAGACCTCGCGTGGCTAAATATCACTCACTGGCAGAGTATGAGTGACCAGCGGAATATTCTCAGGTTTGCTCGCTTTGGAATTTTGTTCGGCAAGGGATTCACAAAGGAAGAAGTAAAACGCGGCTATGCAATCGGGCCGTCGCAGGCGATTTTGTCAAGTGACCCGAATGCGGACTTAAAATATGCAGAGCATAATGGAGCCGCGATTGGTGCTGGCGAGAAAGACCTCGAGAGCTTAGAAAATCGAATGGAGATTCTTGGCCTTCAGCCGATGGCTAAGAATACCGCCGCGACGACTGCAACAGGAAAGAACATTGATGAGGCACGGAATAATTCCTCGATACAAGCGTGGATTCGTGCTCTCGAGACTGGTCTTAGGGATGCGATTAAAATAGCTGCTGAATGGCATAGAATAACTTTGGCTGATATGTTTGCGTTGGATATCTTTAGTGATTTTGCAGCGACGCTTTATACTATTGATGATCTTACTCAGTTGTTGGCGATGCGGCAGGCAAAGCAAATAAGTCAAGAGACATACCTTAAAGAGATTAAGCGTCGCGGTGTTTTGTCTGAAGACGTGGATATTCCTGAGGAAATAGCAAGAACAGAGCAGGAGAGTCCCGGTCTTGGTGATATTTTAGCTGGTGATATGGATAATGACGGTGACGGAGGTGGTGATGGTTCCGGTCAACCGCCAGTTACAGAATAAACTTTTACAGCACGCGATAGAAATTCTGCGGCTGTCTAAAGGTGAAGCAAGTAAGATAGTGAGGCTCCTTGATAAAACAGTGTATCGCGAGATTGTTTATAAGTATCAGCAACAGCTTCTAAGAGTAAAGCGTCTTGGCAGTTTGAGCAGCTATGCTGAATCTCAGCGATTAAAGGAAATGATGTATTCCATTCAATCAATAATGAAAATTGGAATGGAGAAGGCGTATGCTCAAACGCGAAGCTCTTTGACAAGTATAGCAGAGTTTGAAGGCAGATGGAACTACAAAGTGTTGAAGAAATTAGTTGAGCCCTTCGATATCAATTTTTCTATGCCGTCTGTATCTACGCTGCGTTCTATCGTAGTGACAAAACCTTTTGAGGGAGACATCCTCAAGAATTGGTTTTCAAAACTTGATAAGAGTGTGGGAATACGGATAGGTGAACAGCTTAATATAGGTATTGTGCAGGGTGAAGCAGTTCCAACGATTGCTCGCAGGTTAGAAACTGTGCTGGATTATTCTCGTCGCAATACGACAAGCATAGTGCGAACAGCCGTTAATAGTATTTCTACAGAGGCTCGCCTTCTTGTTAATCAAGAAAATGGTGATGTCATAGAAGGTGAGCAGATTATAGCAACACTTGACGCAAGAACTACTCCTCTATGTAGAGCAATGGATGGGAAGGTGTATCCTATTGGTGTAGGGCCGAGGCCTCCATTTCATTGGAACTGTAGAACTACTGTGGCTCCTGTTCTTAAATCTTGGAAGCAGCTTGGAATAAAGTTAAGCGAAGCTCCAGAAGGCACGAGAGCAAGTATGGATGGACAAGTGCCTGACCGGGTCACTTATCAACAGTGGTTAAAAGGATTAAGTGCTGAAGAGCAGGATGATATCTTAGGGCCAAATAAAGGTAAGATGTTTAGACAAGGAATGAAAGTGACCGCGTTTGTTGACGCGGATTTTCAGCCGTTGACTTTGGATGAACTGCAAAGACGCGAATCGTAGTAGTGTCTTTCTTTATGTGATGGGACGTCACAACAGATGGGACGTCTGTAAGAAAGGAGCACAGTAAAATGTTAAAAGCAATTTTAACGAGTGAGGAGTTCGAGAAGCTTGCAGAACCCCTCAAGGAGCACTACAAGCAAGACGGTGATAACTATCGTCTTGATGTAGGAGCTTCAGGCGGACTGGCTTTGGAGAACATTCAAGGTCTGAAGAACACAATTAACACGCTGCGGAAAACTGAACGGGAGTTAACTGCGAAGCTGGAAAAGTTCTCTGGCATCGAAGACCCGGAAGCTGCAATCGCTGCTCTTGAGAAGGTTGCTGAAATTGGCGACTGGAAACCTGATAAGAAGGTTGAAGAGCTGATTGCTGCAAAAGAAGCTGCGATTAAGAAGGGTCACCAGAAAGAGATTGATGCTCTTAAGCTGTCAATCGTCGCAGCAGAGAAACAGCTTTCAGATGCTCTCATTCGGGCGAACGCGGCGAAAGTTCTTACCGAGAAGGGTGGAAAGGCAATACTGCTTATGCCTCACATTCTTGGTTCGGCTAAGATGCGGAAGACCGGCGACAAGTATATCGTCGAGATTGTGGACGAAGCAGGCACTCCACGTATTGACGATGCCGGTAATCCAATGACCATTGCAGGTCTTGTGGATGAAATGAAAGGCAACGAAGAATTTGCTGCGGGATTCGACGGCTCCGGTTCATCAGGGACTGGTGGAGGCGGTGCTGGCGATGACGGGAAATCCGGCAAGGGTTCGCAGCAACAACAAGGTGGAAAGAAGAAAGTCATTGCAGCGTCTGATAAAGATACTGTGAATGCTTCTCTTCAAGACATTGCAGATGGCAAAGTAACAGTAGATATGAGCAGATAGGCGGGATGCCGACCAGTCGGGATGACTGTAACGTTGAAACTTGATTAACAATTTGTTGGAGACATTAAGATGGCAAATGACCTTTCTAATGTAATGCCAAAAATTTTGGCAAGAGGTCTGCTCTCCCTCAGAGAGCGGTGCATAATGCCTCGACTGGTGAATGGCGACTATTCTGCCGAGGCAAAACAAAAAGGCGACACGATTGACGTGCCGGTTCCAGTCGCAGTCGCAGCCGTGGATGTTGTTCCGGGTATTGTTCCAATTACTGCCGTGGACAAAACTCCCACGAAGGTTCAGGTTCCGCTGGATAACTGGAAGCAGAATGAACCAATACATCTCACAGATGCTGAGATTCTTCAGATTGACCGCGATGCTCATTTCCTTCCGATGGAGATGGGTGAGGCCATAAAAGGTTTGGCTCACGCTGTTAATCAATCTATCATTGCTCGCTACAAAGAAGCGTTGATGGGCGTCTATGGATACGTCGGCACAGCGGGAACGACGCCGTTCGGTTCTGGAGTTGGAGTGCTTTCCGCAACGAATGCACGGACAATTCTAAACCAACAGCTTTGTCCGTTGGATTCGCGTCGTGGCGTTCTTAACTTTGACGCGGAAGGTGCGGCGATTGCTCTTGCAGAATTTGCAGATGCTGATAAAACAATGTCAGCACTTGTGAAGATGGAAGGCGAAATTGGCCGCAAGTATGGGATTGACTGGGCTGCGGATGACGATGTGCCTACTCATACGGCAGGCACAATCGCTGCAACAGGAACGGACGCTGGACGAAATGCAGCCGCCGTTGGAGCCTTCTCCGCGGGAGTAAGTATCGTCAATCTTGACAAAGGAGCTTCGACTGCGGTTACAGGAACAATCCTTCGCGGTGACATTATCTCCTTCGCTGGACATACGCAGACGTATGTCGTGATTGACAATGCTGGAGTTTCCGTGGATGGTGTTTACACCTTCGCAGCGGATGCTCTTACAGGGTTGAAGTTCTTCCCGGCTCTCAAAGCGAATGTCGCAGACGATGCTCTTTGCACTGTCAAGGCGACTCACAAAGTCAATCTGATTTTCCACAGGGATGCTTTCGCGTTTGCAACACGTCCTCTTGTCGATGAGACATCAGGATTGGGTCTTGGCAACAAGATTATCAGTATGCAAGACCCACAGACCGGCCTTGTGCTGCGTCTGGAAGTTAGCAGACAACACAAGCAGACCTGCTGGGAGTTTGATATCCTCTGGGGTGCAAAACTTGTCCGGCCTGAGCTGGCTGTGCGTCTTGCAGGGTAAGAGTGTGGTTTGGAGTCTTTCTCCTCTGTCCACCTCGGTGGTGGACAGCAATTATAAGATAAGGATAAATTATGGCTGCGACTTTTATAGTAGAGACAGGTGATGGGTTAGTAAATGCGAATAGCTATGTATCTTTAGCTGATGCGACGCAGTATCACGATAACTATGAAGCTCCGGCTGCTTGGACTTCTGCATCGCAGGCAGCGAAAGAAGCTGCTCTTCGTTCAGCTACAAGGTATTTAGATACGAAGTATTTTCTTAAAGGAGCCAAAACAAAATCTGACCAGTCGCTGCAATGGCCGCGATATGATGTCTATGATAGAAGTAACTATTTAATCAATTCTGACAGCATACCTCAAGCTGTCAAGGATTGTTGTTGTATTCTTGCTCTTGCAGTTATCAACGGTGATGCACTGATGGCCGACCTTACTGAACAGGGAATTATATCTTCGGAGTCAAGTCAGGTCGGGCCTATATCAGAATCGAAAACCTATATTGGCGGAAAGAGTCAACAGAAACAATATTCGCTTGTTGATGAAAAGATGTGTGAGTTCGAGAAGAATCCGGGACAGTTAGAACGATGCTGAGTGCTGCGAAAGTAAAAACATTAGTTGACAAATATGGCCGGTCAGCGTCGTTGACCTCTACGCCGTTGACGTATTCTGCGGTGACAGGAAAGTCCACCGCTGGAACTCCGGTCGTTACGACGCTGAAGGTTATTCCGCCGTATCCATATAAAGAAAGCTACATTGATGGCGACTTAATTAAAGCAGGGGATATGCAGAGCGGAGTCGCTGCTCTTGATGTTACACCTGCAAGGAATGATAAATTGACTTTAGGAAGCGACGTATGGACTGTGATGTCTGTTGAACCATTAGGAGTTCAGGATACTATGCTCGTCTATCTTTTGCAGTTACGAAAATGATAAGTAATCTGTCAGAGTTTAATACTACTGTTACAAGGTTTGCAGAGAACATTCCTGCTGAAAAGGTTGTTCTTATGCATAAGAAGATGGGATTAGAAGCTCTGCGTCGCGTTGTGATGAAGACACCTGTGGATACAGGCAGAGCAAGAGGTAACTGGCAAGTCCAGATAGGTGAACCAGCATTAGTGATGCAGGATAGTTTTGATAAAACTGGCAGCGATACAATACAAATAGGAGCAGCACAATTAGCGAACTTAAAAGCTTATGAGGTTATTTATCTTACGAACAACGTTCCTTATATAATTTTTCTTGAGGAAGGTAGCAGCAAGCAAGCTCCTTATGGAATGGTGAAAATGACCATAGATGAATTGGCAGAGATGTTCAAATGAAAAAAGTGTTGCTATTAGTTTTGCTTTTTACTGCTCCGTGTTTTGGAACTTATTTTATTGAAGGTAAAAATCACGGTGATAAGTTAGTTGCTGATGAACCTAACAAATTTGCTTTTGGAACAGATGATTTTACCCTCTGTATTTGGATTCGTAACACAACAACGAACGGATGGGTTGTTCGGTGGTATAATGGAATGATTGGTGCAGGTATTTATTTACGTCTTGATAGCCCGTATGAAGATAATAGACCGTGGTTTGGAATTACTGATAATTCTCTGTATGGATGGTATTCTGTCAAATCATCAGTTTCAATTTTAGATGGCCAATGGCATTTAATAGCTGTGACTTGTGACCGAAGTGAATCAGAAGGACTTTCAATTTTTATTGATGGAATTGACAGGAGCACTGAGCGATATCAAGATTTGACTGAGCTTGCAGGATATAATTATGCGTTCAACCCTCCTTGGTCTTCTGTTAATTTTGATTACTTTTACCACGAAGAATCCTTTGATTATTTGCAGATAGACCAGTTCCGCTTATATAAAGGTAAGATTCTAACTCAGCCGGAGATTGCTGCAATTTATAACAATAGAGTAGGAACGCCAGTCATAGAATCAGCGATGGAATCATTGTCAGGGTTCTGTTATTTTGAATTTGAACAGGGAAGCGGCAATCCTATTGGTCGACAATGGAACGGTTCAAGTTGGTCAAATATCACAACCGTCAATTATGGCCTGCTCTGGGGATTCGGTGGCGTTGACCCGTGGAATCAATATGAACGGAACGGCGACTGCTTTATAAACTTTATTGATTTTAGCATCTTCGCACAGGATTGGCTTAAGACGGAGCCAAATTTGATAAGTGACTTTGATTTCTCTGGCACAGTTGACTTAAATGATTTAGGTATGTTCGTAGATTATTGGCTCACAGGTAATCAGGGTGCGGCTCCTGTGGTGCAGAATGCTTCCTTCACTGTTCTCAAAAATGCTAATCACACCTTTGACATCAATGCTACAGATTTGGAGCAGCTAACTTATTCTATAGAATCACTGCCCACTTATGGAACTGTCTGGGATGCTAATGGCTCACAGATAACTACCGTTCCGAGAGTATTATCCAGTAAGACAGTTCAATATCGTGCTGGTGATTATAATAACGTCAACGATAGTTTTATCTTTGCCGCTGATGATAAAACCGGCTACGACCCTCCGTGCGGAGGAAAAGTAACCGGCACAGCGACAATCTTTGTTCAAGGAATAACCTTACCGGGAAAAGCGACTAATCCTGTTCCAGAAATGAATGCTGTGAACGTAGCGATTGATGTTAATTTAAGTTGGACTGTGGGACAGGATGCTAATTCCCACTTTGTTTACTTAGGAACGGTTCTCCCTCCGGCCTTCCAAGGACAACAGAGTGGGAATTTATTTGACCCTAACTTTCTTCTTGCCTATGATACAAACTATTTCTGGGAGGTGAATGAATCAGGGCCTAATGGAGTAACCACTGGGGATATTTGGAAATTCACTACTAAAGTTTCTCCAACGATTCCCGTCGCTGCTAATATAAATGTATCAGTATATAATTATGTTACTAATACAATTACATTATCAGCGACCGACGATGGCGAACCTAATCCACCCGGACAGTTAGAATATTACATAGTTTCGCTACCTGAGAATGGAATTCTGCAAGACCCTTGCAGTGAAAACATCATCGAAGGGTTTATGCTTCCGTATTCGTTATCGTTTTACGGCAATCAGGTTTGGTATAAGACAGAAGCGAATAGCGTCCAGAGTTTTACCTACAAAGCAAATGATGGAAATCAATATTCTAACATAGCAACAGTCACTATTACGATGTTGAATCATCCTAAGGATTTGCTTTCCTTTAACGAATTTGGTATTGTGGAATTTAATGACACAAATAATTTCTATGATGCTAATAATGGATGGGCTATAGATTTTTGGATTAGAACACAAGAGCCATTCGCCGGTCTTATGAAGAAAAGGGATGCAAATCAGGGCTGGGAAATTGGTATCGTATCCGGTGCTCCTAAGATTTATATTTATGATGTGAATGCGACCGTCGTTGCTACGATTCAAAGTTTCTGGCGGATAGATGACGGCTACTGGCACGAAGTGGCGTTTAACTTTTTACAAGATGGGAATAGTATTCTGTTGACTGTTCAGCTATTCTACTGGGGAACTGAACAGTCATCGTTTAGTGGGAATTTTGGTTCTATTGAAAATGATTGCAATTTGTTAATCACAGGTTATCGCGGCGATATTGATATGCTTCGGTTCTTTGCTGGAATTTATGATGCTGGAGATAGCTCCAGCATCATTCAAGGTTTTTTGAACCGCGATGGCACTGGTTTTGAAAGCTGGATGGGCTTTGGTGCTGAAAGCAAAGTGCGATTTCCTATGAATGAAGGGATTGGAACTATAACTATTGATGATAAACGTGGGATGGTTGGAACTTTGAAAAATGCTGATGTGCGATGGTATCCGTTTTGGTATCCGTTCTTTGATGGTGATTAGTGCGTTATCTTAAACAAAATACTGCTGTGACAATAGTCGTTGGTCCTTTTGTGGATTGGAAGAACGCGAAGTCACTTCTCCGTGTCGATGCAGATTTTGTGCCTGCTAAGATAACGTGTGAATTGATAAAAGGCAACACAAGTTCAACTTTGACTTTAACAAAAACTGGTGGGGATAATGACATAGTTCTCACCGGCAAAGGACTTGCGACTTTAGAACTGACCGCTGCAAACGTGGATACTCTGGGTCAGTTACGATTATGCTTTGCTGATGCGATGATTAGTGGATATCCGACGCAGACGATACTAACTTTCGTAGAAGATTTTAGCGTATTGCCTGCGAATGTATATGATAGCTTGTTTGGAACAAGCAAATTACAAGTAGATATTCTTACTCTTGCTGGCTTCACTTCCGGTGGAACGTTGACCATTGCTAATTTATTAAAGAGTCTTGCAGCTTTTATAGAAGGAACTTATAAGCTGAAAGCAGGAACGACGGATACGTGGCAAGTTAGTGATGCTGATGATAAGGATGTAAATGTTCTTGAGATTCAGCTTAAAGAAAATGCTGACCCATATAAACAAGTGACGAGATTATGAATGGCCATAGTTGGACGAAATATAGTTGCGATGATGACAGGCGGTGCTCTTGTCAATACTTTGTATGGGAACTTGGAGGCATTGCTGATGCTTGATTCTGCGATAAGAGTGAAGTTTGCTAATGAGATAGCTACTCCTGAGAGTTTACCTACACAGTATGACAACGACCCGACGGATATAAGCAAAAATGGTATCTGGTGCAGATTTACTATCAATACTTCAGGAACAGCACAGAAGTCAATAGGAACGCCGGGAGCGAATGTATTTCGCACAAACGGAATTGCGACGGCTCAGCTATTCGGCCCTCTTGGTGTTGGTGATGCCGACCTTGTTGATTTAGCAGAGAAAATTGAAACAGCGTTTCGCAATACTTATAGTGAAGGTGTGCATTTTGGTTGTCCTCTTATCAAGAAGATAGGAAGGACAGATAATTGGTGGCAGATAAACGTTCACTGTCCATTCTATTTTGATGTATTAGCTTAAAGGAGATTTACTATGTCGGTAACAGATGCAAATCTTGTTCAGTTAGCATTCATTACAGAAGGTGCTGCTTATGGCACAACAATCGCTGGAAGCAATCTCAAAAAATTGCGTCATACCGGCGAAGGTCTCAAACAGGACACGTCAGTAGACCAGTCAAAGGAAATCCGCACAGATAGGCAGGTAGCGGATATCGTCAGGACTTCTATTGGTGCGTCTGGGTCGATGAATTTAGAATTGTCCTACGATGCCTATGATGAATTTCTTCTTGCAGCACTTATGGCAGCTTCGTGGTCTTCGCCGGTTACTATTGGGCCGATAACGACAGTTAGTGCGGCTGCGACGGACAATTCGTTTAACGATTCAGGAAGTGGATTTGCCACTCTTGTAGTTAATCAGTGGGTAAAAGTGGCAGGATTTACCACTCTCGGAAACAACGGATACTGCAAGATTCTTACAAAAACGTCAAGCAAAATAACGGTATCTGGTCTTACTCTCGTCGATGAAGCTGCTGGTGATACAGTGACTATTAAGATGGGAGCTATGGCCACGAATGGTGTTACAAAAACATCGTTCAACGTTGAGCGAAAATACACTGAGCTAACAAACACGCTCGCTCTCTTCCGCGGGTGTATGCTTAATGAGTTCAATCTAACCGGCGAACTGAAAGCGATGGTTACAGGGAATTTTGGCATTCTCGGAGCAAACGAGATTTCCCTTGCAGCTTCAGCCGGAACAGGTTACACAGAAGCGGCTACGAATGGAGTGATGAATTGTGTTGACAATGTTCTGCAAGTTTTGGAAGGCGGAGCATCTGGGTCAGCAGTTCTTGGGTTCTCACTGGCTCTTAACAATAATCTGCGGCAGCGGGAAAAGATTGGCACGTTAGGAGCATTTTCAATCGGAACAGGGAAGTGTAATATCTCTGGAACGTTGAGAATATACTTTGAGAGTTCGACTATCTTTGACAAATATCTCAATTTCACAGCGACTGGTTTTGCAAGCGTCTTTCAGGATGTAGCTGGAAATGGTTATGTCTTTGAAGTTCCAAGAATAAAATTAACAGCCGCGGAACGTCCGGCTGCGGGTGAGAATCAGGATATCATTGTGCCGTTTAGCTGGCAGGGTGCAATCCATCCCACCGAGCTTATAACGGTCAGGGTAACGAAATTCGCGGCATAACTGCCAATTACTATCGTTCATCGCTTATACGAAGGTTTATGAAAGGAAAAGACCTATGCCTACACTTGAACACTTAATGGTTGATAAAGATAAAATGAGTAAAGGAGTGCTGAAAGAATTCACTCCGTTTCTTGGTGTTACTGTCAAACTTTTAATAGGAAGCAGTAACAGCCCAGAATATCTTAAGGAATCGGCTCAACTTATCAGAGACCGTCTCACAGAAATACGCAATGACGGCACTGGCAAAGTAGAAAGGGAGACGTTACTGTCCGCTATTGCGAAACATCTTCTGCTGGGATGGGAAAACATTGACGATGAAAAGGGTCAGCCAATTCCTTATAGCTATGAAACGGCTTTGAAAATTCTCAGCACTCCTGAACTGTATCATCTGTGTGATTATGTCAGGGTTCAAGCGGAGATTATCTCGAATTTCAGAAAGAAGCCGTTCGAGGATTCCCGAAAAAACTAATTGACTGCTTGCTCTGGTGGCTTGAGAACGGCAGTAAAATAAAAGACCTTAAAAAGCTTCAAGCAAGCGGCAGAAAAATAAAATCTCTGGAGAATCAGCCAGAAGTTTTCAGGGATTTGCAGGATATCTGGCAGGCGTTTATTGATTTGTCGAGTAGTCGGCAAATAGGGTTAGAAGAAAATCCTATTCTTATAGGTGAAATAGAATCTTGGTTGAATATTCATTGTATAGTAGACCAAGAAATAAGAGCAGAATTTTACAGAATAATAAAAGATTTAGATTTTATTCGGCAGAATTGGCTAAAGGAAAAGCGTGAATGGGCGAACAAGAATCAGCACATCTAATTTTAGCTATTGATGCTTCAAGAGCTAAAGATGGAGCTCTTCAGTTCTCTGTTTCTGCGAATCAAGTTAAGACAGCGGCAACAGAAGCAGCTAAAGCGAACGAAGGAGTTACGAAATCTACAGATAGAGTAGGTAGTTCATTTGATGCTGTTTCTAAAAAGCTTCTGGCCTATGCTGCGGCTTATTTTTCTATCCGAGAAATTTCTCGTGTGACATTTCAACAAGAAGAAGCCGAATATAAACTTGCTGCGGCAATTAACTTGACCGGGTCAGCGAGGACTGCTGCTCTTGCTAATTTGAAAGATTTTTCTAAAGAAGTTCAGCGACTAACTACTTATGATGACGCTCTCATCCTTGCAGATATGGCGTATGCTAAAAATCTTGGCATAACTACTAATGAGCTTAAGAATGTCACTCTTGCAGCAATAGGCCTCTCGACAAAATATAATATAGACCTTGAAACTGCTATTCTTTCTATAAGCAGAGCTTCGCAGGGTCTGCCAGTTATTCTTAGAGGAACTGCAATCAATTTAGATGATTGCACTACTGCTCAGGAAAAGTATAATAAGCTTCTTAGAATGGGAACGGATGCTTTTCGTCTTGCTACTGAGCAGGCAAGTTCTGCTTCTGGTTCTTGGAAGCAAATTAAAAACGAGCTTTCAGAAGTAGCTGAAGAGTTTGGGAAACTAATGCTACCGGGGATTAAGCAGGCAAAATCTCCTGTGATAGCTTTTCTTGAAGACCTAAAATGGAAACTTGACGAAATTCCGGTTAGCATACAAACAGCGAAAACGAATATCGCTAATCTGGCTTCTGCGGGTGCTCACTGGTGGACAAACGCGGGTAGCACGTTTGGAAATCTTGGGCCGACGTTATCTGGTTCTATGGTTACTGCTGATGAGACCAGAGCTCAATTGAATGCTGCTCAAGAAATAGAGCGAAAAGCATTAGAGCAAAATCAACGAATGAAAGCTATGATGCTCAGCAGAAAAGCTGGAACTGCTGTGACTGCTGGCGTAGAAACTCCTCCGGGACCTTCTGCTGAAGAGATTAAAGCACAGTCAGAAGCTACGTTGAAGCTTTATTCAGATATGTATGGAGGTATGAAAGCTTCTGGGCTGGAATATTATTCTTCGATAAAACAATATGATGACCAGTATCGTGCTGCATTTTTGGCTAATCTTGAGATACAGAAAAAGGAATATCTTGCAAAGACAAAAGACCAGTCGCTTGTAGATACGTGGTATAATAATCAGAGGATGCAATTTGAAAAGCAGCTTGGTCAAGAGCAGAAAGAAGTCATTTATCAACGTGCTCAAATCACCGCTGAGATGTATGAGTCAATGCAAAATTATGGTGATGATTATATTGAAGCTCAAAAAGCTTTGCTTCGCCAACAGTATGAGGATTATGCAAAATTTATTCAAGACAAAGACCTGCTTGATAAATGGTATGCTAATCAGCTTGAAAAAATTAAGCAGGATACTTCCTTCACGTGGCAACAGCTTCGTGGTGTTGTAGATGAAACCAAAGGAGCTCTTTCAGATTTCTTTATGACGTTTGAGAATGGCGAAGATGTTCTTTATAGTTTTGGCAAAGCTGTTCAGCGGATGTTTGCTAACATAGCCGCAGAAATTGCTATGTATCAAGCTCTTATGATGTTAGGAATGAATCCTGGTTCTATGGGCGTTCAGAATCCTTTAGGAGGTGGAGGAGGCGGTGGTGGTGGAGCAAGTGCTGGTGGAGGATTTAATTTTGGTCAATTCGCAGGTAATATAGGAGCGGGAATTTCAAGTTGGATGCAAAGTTGGTTTGCTCCTTCTGTGGGAGGGCCGAGTTTAGGAAGTGGATATGTAGGAGGAGGTTCAGCAGTTCCCGTGTTTACAGATTTACCGCCAATAGATTTTGGAACATTCCATTCTGGTGGTATTGCAGGAGTTAGCTCTGTATTTAGACGAAGAGTTCCTATGAATGTTTTTTCATTAGCTCCACGTCTTCACGGAGGACTTCAACCTGATGAGGTTCCTGCAATAGTGCAGAAGGGTGAAAGATGGCAAAGTAAAGCAGAAGTAGCATCTGAGAAAAATAAACCAGCTCAGCAACAAAAAGTTGATTTGAAGGTTAGGAATATAATAGTTAGAGATGATAATGAAATTCCTAATGCTATGGCTGGTTCAAAAGGTGAGAAAGTAATAGTAACTCATTTGAGAAATTTAGGAGTAATGTGATGGCCGTTCAAATTGGGACAGCTACGGATTATAAAGACCTCTTAATTAAACTCCGAGATTTCATAATGACACCGAATAGTTTGGGTTCGGTTGTTCCCGGAGGAGGCAATACTGGCGATGGAACAGTGACTGGAGTTGCTATCGTTTCCGTCGGTCCAATAGCGACGGTCAGTGCGGCTAATGCTGATAATTCTTTCAACGATTCAGCAAGTGGATTTGGAAGCTTTATTGCAGGACAATGGATAAAAGTTTCTGGATTTATCAATGATGCTAACAATAGTTATTTCAAAATAGCCTCTGTTACTGCAAGTAAGATAGTTGTTTCTGGTGGAACTCTTGTCACTGAAGTAGCTGGACCGTCTATCTTCTTAAGAGGGAGTGCAGCGGATGATGCAGCAGTCTCAGAGACGTGGACATTAACTTGCACAGCAGGAGGAGCGACTGGAACATTCTCAGTAGTAGGTTCCGTATCTGGAGCACAGACAGATGCTACGGTGGGAACAGCTTATGATAATAGTATTGTAGCTTTCACTATCAACGATGGAGCTATTGATTTTATTATTGGGGACAGTTTTACTTTTACAGTTACTAAAGTGATGGGTATAGAACATTGGACAACGAAACGATGGAATGCTAATTGGGATGGAAGCAATGGATATGAGTGGATTGTTTTTGGTCCCGAAGCAGGCAGTGATAAAATCTATGTAGGTATTCGCACTTATTTTAGCGGAACTTCGGAATACTATAATTGGGACTTAAATGGTTTCACAGGTTATAGTTCAATAGGTGCTTGGAATAATGGACAGCCGGGATACATTCCCAATGATACGACTTGTCGGAGACCTCAAATGCTATTATGGAATTCTTCAATTCCATATTGGTTTGTTGCGAACGGTCGTAGATTTATAGTCGCAGCAAAAGTAGAAACAGTTTATGAATCCTGTTATATGGGCTTCTTATTACCGTATGGATTGCCGAATCAATTCTCATATCCATTAGTTATTGGAGGAACTTGTCCACAGAATCAAACAGGCGTAGATTTACGTTATAGTTCACAAATTACTCAGCATCGTGTGTTCGTTGACCCGGGAGGTTATAGTTCTGGAGAAGGAACGCTTGCTATTTTGAACGGAACAACGTGGTTAAATTTTGGTCAATGGTCTTCAGAAGCTAATCCTATAAATTCTCTTAACAATACTTGGCCATTCGTAAATACAGATTATGATTATAGTTCTTCTTATTACCCTAATGATAAATGGAAGAAGACACAGCAGAATATTGATGGCTCGTATCCCGTATTTCCTATTATTCCTTTTCAAGGTTCTCCTGTAAAGAATGCTTTCGGAGAACTGCAAGGATGTTTCGCCGTTCCAGGGTTCGGATTAGCAACAGAAGATGACGTCACTGTTTCTGGGAAAACGTATAAAATTTTCAAAAATGCTTTTAGGTCTGTTTCTTGGGCTTATTGGGCTTTGCTTTTGGAGTAATATTCTATGGCTTATCAAACTGGAACTTCGACTGGTCCGGCAGACCTGCTGGATAAACTTCGTCTATTTCTTATTGATAATGGATGGACAGTTAATAAGTGGGAAGATGATGATACAAAATATCCTACTCCTTCTGGAGCCGGACTTGATGGCGACGGAAAACGACTCCACGTTCAAAAGACTGCTACTGATGCGACTGTAATGTATTTTAATCTTCGTTCTACTATTCGTGGAATTCCTTTTGGCAATCGAGATACGACGGCTACTTTGTATAGCGGAAAATTCCGTGCCGAAGTGACTGGTCTCTGTATCTATGGTTCTACAGGATACGATACAGGATTAGCTTGGGATTTACAGCCGGGAGGAACTCTTAATGGTTCTTCTTTAAGCTGCGGAGTTTGTATGACTGAACTTTCTACTACTGCTATTCCAGCTTATTATTTCTTCCAAGATGGGGATACTGTGATAGTAGTAGTGGAATACACTGCTGGAAAATTTCAATGGTTTGCTTTTGGATGTTTAGAAAAGCAGGGGGTTTATACTGGAGGACAATTTTTCACTGGCTCTCTTAGTAGCTACGACCCTACTTATCAGATATTATCCGCTGGAACAACAATGACAATGTTTATGACGATAGCTTTTGATATTGGATATCAGGGTAATGGAGCTGTTTATATTGATGTGGATAGTTTATCGGGATGGAGATGGAGCGGTCTTCAGGGCAATACTTCAACTGGAAACTATGCAAAAACAATTCTTCTTCAGGGATTGCTTGCTAATCAATCAATAAGTGCTAAAGCCACTTCTTCAAGTAATGTTTCCTTTAACGGATTATTTTATACCAGAACTCCTAATTGGTTTAATGGTCTTGCTCCACTTGCTACTTGTTTTGTATTCTTGAAAAGAGCAAGTGCTAATTTGTCTTTACTCGGATGGCCGAAAAGTATCCGACTTGTTAATATAACAAATTATAATTCAGGAGATGAACTAACTTTTGGCAGTGATACTTGGAAAATCTTTCCTGAGCATAGTAAATCTGATGCTGACCCGACTATCGGTTTTGCAGTTAAGAAAGTGACTTAATGGCTTCTTATACTGGCTATACTGCTGAATCTGTTCTTGTTCTATCAACACAGGAATTCCTTTCCTCCTCTATATGGAACGGAGTTCCTTCAGATATTAGTGTGTTAGATATTTATGATTCCAGTGCTTCTCTGCAAGGAGCTAAAACTTCTAATTTGCCAGTATCAATGCCCGAAGCAGATCACATTGGATATCTGGGGATAACTTTTCTTGATGACTATTATTATAGAATTCATATTGTGCCGGTGATTTTTGAACTTGGTCCTATTCTCACAAACTTAGAACGTGATTTCATTGTTTGGAATTCTTATTTTGTATCTAAAACTTGTTCAGCTATCAATGAAGTAGGTGTATCAGGACTTACTCTTATTGGATTGACGGCTCCGTTTGTTCTTGATGGCTTGGCTCATTCTGATTATACAATAGAAATTCCTCTTGAAGGCAATCCTCTTCTTGATGCTGTTTATAGTTTTGACTTCGGTGTCGATGATATTATTGATGTTATAATAACTGGCACAAGAGTGACTTTGTTTATATTTAGGCCTCAAGAATCCGTTAATGAATCGCTTGGGTGGCTTACTGATATTCTTGAACCGAGCGTGGGAATAAGTGCAGAGCAAAGAATTTCCCTTAGAAGAACACCCCGTCAACAATTTAATTTCTCTATAATGGTTGAGGATGAACAAGCACAATCTCGATTCGATGCACTTATTTTCAATGCTCAGCGGAGAATATGGGGATTACCAGTATGGACTGAGATGGTTGTTCATACTGCGAATATCACTGCTGGAGCGTTGACTATAGATATTGATACTACGAATGCAGATTTTAGGGCAAATTCTTTAGCAGTGATTTGGAAGTCGCTTATAGAATCTGAAGTTGTTGAAATAGCTTCTTTAACTACGTCCCAATTAGTTCTTAATTCACCAGTGATTAACAATTACACTGGCACAAAGCTAATCATTCCAATCAGATTAGCTAAGATGAATTCCATTGTTCAGGCAAGCAATTATTCTACCGGCCTTGCAGTTTTTAATTCTTCGTTTGCAGTTATTGATAATCTCCTTCTTGCAGGTTATACTCCCACTTTAGCATATAAATCTTTGCCAGTTTTAATTTCTGCGACGCCAGTGGATATGACACAGGATAAGTCATCAGATGCACAATTCTATGAATCTAATTTTGGCGTAGGTGACTTTGATTTGTTGATGGATAAATCTCATAATAAAAGAAGTTTGTCTTACCTATTTCTTAACGATACTAAAGCGGAGTGCTGGACGTTTAGGAAATTTTTACATTCCTTATATGGTCAGCAGAAATGTTTTTGGGTTCCAACATTCAAACCAGATTTGAATTTGCTTGAAACAATTTCCCCTTCAGATACCAGTTTCAATATTTCGAATATCAGTTTAGCTAAGAATATGGGCCTTAATTCTGTTAGGACTCATCTGGCGTTTATTTTTCCCAGCGGAACAATTATCTGCAAAGAAATACTGGGAATAACTTATTCATCAGAAACTGAAGAAATTATATCTATAGATTCTGGTCTTGGTGTAGAAGTTGCTCCGGGAAGCTGCATAATATCTTTCCTCGATAAGTGTCGGTTAGCTTCAGATAGTGTAGAGCTTTCGTGGCCTATGGCAGGACAAAATGAATCCTTCTTAAATTTGACGGCGGTAAAAGAATGACATTTGATTCCCAAGAAGGTAGTGCTGCGGCAAGTCAGCCGGTTGAATTGTATGACTTTTTCTCTGATAGTGGAGAGCATTGGCGATACACTTCTAATAGCGAAACACAGTTTCACTTGGAGCAAGAGTATGAGCCAGATATAATAACTCGCAAAGCTATTGAGATAACTGAGAATCAATTCAAAAATTTAATGGAAATAACACTTGGCCGAAATAATGCTTTCGCTATTCAGTATATAATCGGCGTCCCAGAAAATAAGATTGGTGTTACTATTTATCGCTATCAGGGAACAGATTATGTTCTTTACTGGTCTGGTCTTGTTCAATCAATAAACTTTGATGCTAATGCTATACCTACAATTAAAGCTACTCTTAACACTGCGTCGCTGGCGAGTGTGAGTAAACGGCGTAGAACTCAGATTCTCTGTGATAATGCTTTATATGATTCAGGTTGCAGAGTGAATAAGGAATCATATAAAATTACCGGCACTCTTTCTTCAGTTATTGGTAAAACTCTTAAGGCGGCTGTCTTTGCAACAAAAGCAGATGGATGGTTTATAGCTGGACAGATAAAAATTGGTGAGGCTCGTAGATTGATAAAGAGTCACGTCGGTGATACTATAACAATATCCCGGCCGGTTATTAGTGCTGAGATTGGAAATAGTTTTACTGCTTATGCGGGATGCGACCATTCGTTCAATACTTGTTGGGAAAAATTTCATAATTCGTTTAATTCTGGTGACCATAGATTCTTACCATCTAAGAATCCAGCGGCAGGAATAATGAATTTTGAGAATCAACCTTATGCTCCTTCTTCTCCTTCTTTTATTGTGGGATAATTTATGAATGTTATTCTTGCTCAAGTTGACCCTATATCTGCTATAATATGGTTTTGCATCACGATGGCCATTTCATATACTATCGGTCAGTTGTTGATGAAGAAACCTCACGTTGACGACCTTAAAGCTGGTAAGATGGATATAACAAATTCTGAGGAAGGCCGGGTCTATCCTGTTATATTTGGAACGCCTAAACGAATTGACGATGCGACAATAGCGTGGTGGGGAGATGTAAAATCTGTAGAAATAAAGAAGAAGGTCTCTGATGGAGGATGGTTTCACGGAGATACTTATGCTACGATAGGATACAAATACTACGTTGGAATGCTACTTGAATTGTGCCACGGATTGATAGATGGCGTTAAGCAGATTTTTGTTGGTGATAATCTTGTTTGGCCTAATCCTGATGACCCTGAAGAGTTCGCTGCCGATGGAGCATCATCTGCTACATTGGATGTGCCAAAGTTATTCGGCGGTGAAAGTTCTGGTGGAGGCGTCACCGGCATTGTTGATTTTCAATATGGCACTTTGTCACAGACGCCTAATGAATATCTCAGAGAGCAATTAGCAGCTACCTTTGAAGGAGCTTTGCAGGGTGTTCACGTTATAACTTCTACATCCTTAACGATAGATGGTGTTACTCCCAATAAAGTTTTTCACGCTGATGACACTCTTATAGTTGCAGGAAATATTCAACGCTACACAATAACCGCTGATGCTACCGCAAATGGAAGCGGAGTGTTAGTTGTTACAATAACGCCGGGATTAGTGGAGCAAGGAGCAGATAATGCTGTTACCACTATACGTCAAGATTCTTATTTATCTGCGTCACGAGGACTCGTGAGCGTTATTCTTAAGCAAGTTTATATTGGCACTCAGCCGTATGTTCAGCCGTGGAGTTTTATCTGCAAGAGAACAAACATATTAGATGATGGTTCTCCTCAATGGTATATTGCTAAAGCTGTTATCAATACCTTAGATATAAATCCTGCTCATATAATTAGAGAATGCTTAACTAATTCACGATGGGGGATGGGATTCTCCACTGGTCTATGTGATGATACTTTGTGGCAAGCCGTTGCAGATAAATTATACTCTGAGAATTTTGGGTTATCTGCAATATGGGATGGACAAAAAGAGCTTATAGATTTTATCCAGGAAATTTTAGTTCACATCAATGCCCTCTTATTTCAAGATTTGCGAACCGGCCAGTTTGTTCTTAAACTTATTCGCGATGACTATACTCCTGCTTCGCTAACAATTTACAGCACAAGCGATATTATTTCAGTAGATAACTTTGTTCGACCTTCTTTGGGCTTGATTCCTGATTGTGTTAATATCAATTATTGGAATCTTAAAGATAATAAAACAGCCGTGATGCCTGACCACGATATAGCTTTGATGGATGCACAAGGTGGAAAAGCTATAATTGAAGAAATAAGCAGACCATTTATTTATAATAAAGACCTTGCTGCAAAAGAAGCTTCGAGAATAGGAAGGCAATTTTCAGCTCTATCTGCAACGATGAAAATAACTGCTAAAAGGACAATGGCTACGATTAGACCCTGTGATGTTTTCAAATTAACGTGGCCGATGCTCGGTATAATTGAAATGATTATCAGGGTTCTCAAAGTTAATTATGGTTCTTTGCAGAATGGAGAAGTCATCTTTGAATGTATGGAAGATACGTGGTCAACAGAAACTGCAATATACGTTTCTCCTCCAGCATCAGGATGGGTTGACCCGATTTCTGCTCCCATCGCCAGTCCTTATAGAAAACTTATGGAAACGCCGTTCTATACTCTTGCCAAGAATATGGGATTGGCTAATGCGTTATCACTTGTGTCAGGAGCGGGTTATCTTATGGTCGGGGCTGTTCGCTCAAGCAGTGATGCTCTCAATTATGAATTATTGGTTAGAGATGCAGTAGGATTGGATTTTTATTCTGAGGGATATGCTGCCTGGACTGGCACAGGATTTTTAACTGCTTCTCTTCCTCTAAATGCTGTTGATGCGGTAGTGCAGTTAAATGATACAGATAATCTTGATACTGTTATCATTGGAGGGTATGCTTTAATAGACAGCGAATTTGTTAAAGTCAAGGATGTAGATACTGCCAATGAGCAAGTGACAATCGCTCGCGGTGTTCTCGATTCTGTTCCCGCTGCTCATTCCGCCGGTGCAAGGATTATGTTCCTCGAAGCGAGCAAGGTTATTGCAGTCACTGAATATGCTTCTGGTGCTTTACCGGCTGCAAAGGTTCTCAGTCGCACTGGTAAGGGAGAAATGGAAGAAGCTGATGCTCCCACGGATATTGCTTCCGCGTTTAATAGCAGACAGGCGAGGGCTTATCCTCCAGGAAATTTCAAAGTTAATGCTGTCAGTTATCCTGCAAGTTTTACAGGTCAGCCGACTTTATCGTGGTCTCATCGCGATAGAACGCAGCAAGTCAATTCTATTACAGAGCATTCAGCAAGTGATGTTGGGCCTGAGACGAGCACTACTTATACGATTAAGATTTATGATGAAGACAATGTCCTTCGACGAACAGTGACTGGTTTAACCGGCACATCATACGAATATACTGAAGCTTTTGAACGTGCTGATTGTGGACTTGGGCCGAGTGACCCGCTGAATACACAGTTGCGATTTGTGCTGTATTCTGTTCGCAGCGGGCTGGATAGCTGGCAAAGCTATGATATTACCGTTCCGAGAGCTTAACAGGGCATCGTATAAGCGATGAACGATTAGGAGTGGGTATAATAACACCCCGGAAGACAGGCATAAAAGAAGCGGGTGGATTGACTTTAACCTTGTGCTACGAATCCACCCGCTAATAAACTGTTTACTTCTTACTCTTGTGCGTAGTGCTGGGTTTTTTGCTCCTCGATGTAGGGCTGTGTCCACGCTTGGAAGTCCTTACCCAGACCGTTGACTCCTTGTGCTATGCAGCGACAGCCACTAACACCTGCGACGAGCAGAGCCAATAGTGCTACTAAAGCTATTCTTTTCATTAGAATCTCCTTCCTGAACCTTAATTTGTTTAACTGCTTACGATTCGCCCTGATGCCTTTCAGAGCGACAGAGAAAGCAGTTAAGCAGCTATACGTTTAACGTGCTTGATGTGCCTGCAATCTCTGCGAGGACTATGTAGTGTCCATCCTTTGCAGCTACACTTCCATTTATTGTGCGGATACTTTGTTACGACATATTTGCGACGGGCGTCAGAACTGCTACGAACCTTAATTCTTATTTCCGGTGCTAACATTGTTATTCCTCCTTACCTGTTATTAAGCATAATGTTGTGACCATTAGAATTACCATTCCCACGAAACTCACTATTCCATACACTATTGCAGTATCCATTTTTCTACTCCTAAAATTATGAGATACTCTAAACCCATTACTATTGTGATTACGACCCACGATGCGATAAGAATCCATATTGTGCTTCCCTCTTCACTTGTGTTGTATTGCTTGCCGTTCATAATCATTGGTTTTCTCCTTATCTTTATTTGTGGCTTTTATTCACTTTTCAATTTACTTGCTTTGTTACTTATATTATACAATTCATAGAAAGAAACAACAAATAAATTCCACGAATAATACTTACCAGTTACTAACCTATTTGGCAATGGCATATATTAACGCAGTTACCGGCCATAGCTGCGTTTTTAACCTAAAATTGGGATTGGCACTTAAACCGGCATTTTTGGCCTAAAAATTCCTTCCTAAACCTTCGTCAGAATGACTTTTGGCTCATAATTAGTGTAATTGCATTGCCTGTATATCGTTTGTCGCTTATACGAAGGAACGAGCCAAAAAGCGGCGTTTTAGAAGGAAAAACGAGGGTGAAAATGGCTGTTAAAAATTTATTGTAAAAATTTTAATAAAATTTTAAGTTTTCGCTTGCATTATGCCGTTAAAGGTGTATAATGTAGTTGGTTTGTTAGGTGAGAATAGTGATAGAATCATTCATTCATTAAAGATTATACTTCCAGCCATTCGTTCTCCCTCTTTATCTGCTACGAAGCGGATAACAATCGCTCTAACCCAGCGATGAGTCGAATGGTTGGATTGCAATTATAGAGATAGAAAGGATAACTAATGTCGGAAATAACTACCAAAGATTTTCTGCAAGTGATAGATAACCTTCCTCTATCACAGCTCTACAAAATAAACAATTACATCGTAGGAGTTATTCGCTATAAGATTAGCGAACAGAATCTCAAGATTTGTGAAAAATTTCCTGTCGGTAGTTGTGCCAGTTTTATCAGCAGCAAGACTCATCGTTTGCATCACATACTAATCACTAATATAACTTTGCGACAAGCCACTGGCAGGGAATTCTGCAGCGAAGAAGACCAAAAGAGGTTTGAATTTCCTTCAAGATGGCGACCGACTCAGTGGACTGTTACAGTTTCTTTACTGCAAGAATGTAAAGAAACATTACCTACAGAAACTATGCCTCCTTTCAATAAGATGAAGCTTGTTAAACAGCGAAGGAGACATCGTAGATAAACTCTTCTCCTCTCTCCCAAGACTGACGAGGCGAGTTTACTCTCGCTCGCCTCGTTATGTTTTTAGTAACTGGTTGGAGGGGTGGAATATAATTGCAATCTACTTATAGTATTATATAATGCAAAATAGTGATAGAAGGTTTTATGATAATGATAGAAAACGAGCCGAGCTTATTGCCAGTTCTTGAACCTCTTTGTTATGCGACGGGCCAGATTTTGAAACCTTTACAGCTCTTCGCAAATGATTTTCTAGAAATAGATGTAGATTCAGAGATGAGAGCTTTCATCGTTGAACCTGCTACATATCGACCAAAGATAGATAATGAAGAGCTTAAAGAAAATGTTTCTGTCATAACCTACAATGAAAAAGAATATGTTCGTGATAGCAGAACGCCGAGTTGGGATGCTGGTCGCTGGCTGAATCGCGTCCCTGAAAAGAAACAAGTTTCTTGTGGACGGTGGAAAATTGCAGGCACGGATTTCTCTGCAATAGTGATGAGGCATTCTTGGCCGTATGATAAATTTGTTTGGAAATCTAATGAAGCAAAGTTAATGTTTGAATTTCTCCTCAAGAGATTCTTTTCACAAACAAAATCCGCTATAATTGCAGCTCGGTTCAAAGTTGATAAACAAGTTCCTGAGATGCCGAGTGATTATCAGGAGCATCCAGATTTGCCTCTCACCAATTATCAAAAGGTAGCTCTTATGATTACCTTAGATAAAGAGGCGGCTGCTTTATTTATGGAGCAGGGAACTGGGAAAACTCCCATAGTTATTGCACGTATCAATCTTGAAGGCAGAAGGAAACGAGAAGGACAGCTTCTGGGCTGCAAAGCAGATATGTATCGTGCTTTAATTATTTGTCCACAACAGGTGAGAAGAAACTGGGAAGCAGAATTTGAAAGATTTTCTGTTCGTCCCGGAAAAGTAACAGTTCTGCGTGGAAGTGCAATCAATAGAATACACTGCCTTATAGATGGCGTTCGCAAGGAAGCTGATTGTGAATGGAGTGCCTGCATAGTTTCTACTGATTCTGTGGCTTCCACTTATGAAGCTTTGCGGCGTATTCCGTGGGACTTAATAGTATTAGATGAAAGTCACTACATAAAGCAAAGCGGAACTTTGCGTTTCAAAGCTATAAAGAAATTCAATGGGCCGAATGTTCGTTCTCGAATGATTCTTACAGGAACGCCGGTGGCGAATTCTGTTATGGATTTATGGTCTCAGTTTGAATTTCTTGGCGAGGGATTAAGTGGCTTCTTATCATTCAAAAATTTCCGCTCCTTTCACGGTAGGTTCGTAGAAATCGGCGGGTCGGCTGTCCAAAAGTTAATCGGTGTTAAGGGAGTGCCGTTAATACAAGAACGTCTCAGTCGTATAGCTTTTATGATACGCAAAGAAGAGGCACTTGACCTGCCTGCGAAAGTTTATGATATTTATGAAGTAGCGATGTCCCATCTGCAAGCGGAATGGTATCGTAAGATGGCCGATGAACTTGCAATTGAGATAGAAGAGAATCTTGCAGATGAAACTAAGACAATGACAGTTGACCATATATTGACAATGCTGCTTCGATTGGCACAAATAACTTCTGGTCACGTTAAGTGGGATGTGAAATTCAATGATGAAACAGAAGAACTTGAGGAGGGTAAGGTAGAACAAATTCCCGGAGAGAATCCAAAAGTAAAAGCTGTTTTGGATTTAATTAAAGACCCAGAAAAAGATTCTAATTGCAAAACTATCGTCTGGGCCTGCTTTGTTGAAGACATAAGAGTATTGAGTGAAGCACTTGCGAAGGAAGGGATAAAGCACGTTGGCTATCACGGCGTCGTGCAAGAACAGTATCGCGTCAAAGGTGCTGACATCGCCGAGGAAGTTTTCAACAAAGATAAGAATGTGAAAGTCCTTATTGCTAATCCAGCGTCTGGAGGCACAGGCCAGAATTTTTTAGGATACGATGTTCGTAATCCTGATAATTATAAAACGTTTTGTGGCCACGAGATTTATGTTTCCTGTAATTGGTCTGCTGTTCAGAGGTCACAAAGTGAAGACCGAGCTCATAGACGCGGCACAAGATTTCCAGTGAGAATTACAGATATAGTAGTGCCGGGGACTATTGATGAGGATATAAGAGCCAGAGTGCTGCAAAAGAAGATAATGGCTCTGCAAATTCAGGACGTTAGGAATATGCTTAAACGCATTCTTGGCAGAGAAGTATCTGTGGAGAATGGACAATGATTAAAACGAAATCTATATTTGAACCTGCTTCTCCTGATGACGGCCTTCGCATTCTTGTGGCCCGAACCTTTCCGGGAAATAAGCCAAAGAACTATGAAGACCAGTGGCTAACTCTTGCTCCAAGCAAATCCCTGCTCTTTGATTGGAAGCATAACGAAATTCAGTGGGAGCAGTATGTTATAAGATTTAGAGAAGAAATGCTTAAACCCGCAAGTCGAGCGAGTATTAAACGTCTTGCAGAATTATCTAAGACGCAAACTGTGACTTTACTTTGTTGGGAAGGTGAAAGTAACCTGCATTGTCATAGGCATTTATTGAAAGAAATGATTGATGGTTACGCTTGAGACCATAGAATATCTCAAGGAAGGAGCAAGAATTTTAGGTGTGGATGTTAGTGACATAACTAAACTTTATGAAAAGGGCTTTCTCAAGAGTAAGTTGTATTATGAAATCATAGAAGCAAGGATTCGTATAAGGTTACAAATAAATGATAATAATTCACGGAACAATTGAGCCTTTACAAGTGTTTGTAGACGGTGAACTACTTCTTCCAGAACAGAGTCAACGCGTCTACAATCACAGCCCTGATGGATTTAGCTGGGGATATTCTGGCTCTGGGCCTGCTCAACTTGCATTAGCTATTCTGCTTGAATTCACTCAAGAAGATTTAGCTTTGCAGCTTCATCAATGGTTTAAGACAGATATTATAGCACGACTGCCACAAGGAAAGGACTTCAAAATTAAGCTTGATGTTCGTCAATGGATAGAAAGGAATAAGGGATTGTAATGGCACGGATTTTCTTAGCAGAAAAGAATAGTAAATTTGACCTTGCTCCTGCAAGGAAGTTTGGACAAATAGTATTCTTATCCTCTACACCAATGAATCCGTTCAACACTGGCGATTTAGTTAATTTATTTAAGGCAGGTTTGCACAAAGAACATTTCAATAGAGATACAGATTACATCTGTCTTACAGGTGTGTTCTCAATTATCTGCATCTTTTTGGCCGTGGCAATTAAGCTCCACGGCTCTGTAAAAGTTTTAATGTTTGACGCAAAAGAAACTGAATACCGAGAACGCGTCATAGAAATATAATAGCTGGAGGCTAAAATGGCTGCGAAGGGAATTGCAGCGATATTGTTCGCTGCGGGTGTAGTGTTTGCATCCTTGGTAATTAGACAAGTCCAATATTTGTTTTTGTATAATGTTCCTGTCAACTTAATTCTCATCGTCATCCTAATTCTCTCTTTTGGCTTTTCTGGCATAATCTTAACTTTAGCAAGGAGGAAGTAATGGATTCACTACAAGAACTGCAAGAATTATCTGAAGAGGTCAGCATACTGCACAGCAAATTTCTTGAATATCTGTTAGTGATAACAAAAGATATTCGTAGTGGCAAACTTAAAGACGAGAAGATGTGTGATATCGGCTACTTGCTCCGAGAACTTGAGAATCTTTTTGATGACTGGCGAAAGGACTGCAAAGCCAGAAAGGAACTTATCGGTAAGATTTTAGCTTTCAATGTTACACAAGCTTCTCTGAATGGTTCTACAGAAACTTGTGTTCGTGGTTTATTGGCAACAGGCACAGCAGATGTTAAGATAAGAGCAAAGTTACCGGCAAAAGGGACGGATGAATATATGGCTGTTCTAAAACATTTTGGGATTCCTGAAACATTAGTTCAGGCAGGTGTTTTGAAATTAGATTGGGATGGTGTAAGTGGCCTCGCAACAAAACAGGCACAAGATGGCAAGCCGATGCCTCCCGGTCTTGGTGAGACGTTCCCAGAATACGTGACCGTTTTCAAAAGACGGTCTAAATAATAGAATGATTTAATTATGAAAGGAGTATCAAACTATGGCAGGAAAAAGTAAAGATAGGACTGACCCAGCAAATAGTCCAGTGAAGAAAGTGGCTGGGATGTCGGCTGCTCTTGTAAGATATACAGAGCAAGACGCTTCACTGGCAGGTATGGATGAGTATCGCATCCTACCACGCCTGAAAATTATTCAGGCGATGGCTGACCCGGCTCTCAAAGAAAAGTTTGGAGAAGGGACTGCCATTATCCGTCCCGGTGATGCAGAGGTGTGGAGAAAAAATGATGAAGCGTTTGCGTTTGTGCCTGCTCTTTTCGTCGTAGAGTTTGCTCAGTGGGCCGACCCTAATGACAGTGAGAGCAACACAATTATTAAACGAACCTTCGACCCGACCAGTGAACTTGCAAAGAAAGCTCGCGACCCAGAAAAACGAATAGAACCTTATAAGCTGGGTTCTGAGCAGAAGTATCGCTACGTAGAACATCTTCGGTTCTACGGACAGATTTACGGCGATATTCATCCTCTCAGTGGAACGCCGGTTGTGCTTTCATTCGAGAGAGGAGAATTCACACAAGGCAAAAATTTCATTTCTGCAATCAAGTTGAGACGGCAGCCGGTTCAAACCGATTCAGGCACAAGGATTGTGCCAGTGCCGTTGTGGGCTCAAATCTGGTCTCTTTCAGTGGGATTCAGAGACAGAGCCAAAGACCGTAGATGGTATGGATTCGATTTCGCTTCACCAGAAATTTCAATTATCAAGGATGAGCAAGTCGAGGAGTTTCACAAATTGCATCTGGAGCTAAAAGAACTGCAAGAGAAGAATCGGCTTATGGTTGATGAGCAGGACAGGGACGTTGCAGCTACTCCTGCGGATAGCAAGGAGTTCTAACCGGCGAGATTGGAGCTTGAGCCGGTGAACAATGGATTAGTTTACCGGCTCAAAGTTTTTCAAGGACGATTATGACTGTTAAAGCTACTGGGACAGACATTAAGAAAATATCTGCTCTAAATGAACTTGTAAGAGCAGAATGGAAATATTCTCCGGGAGGAGGCAACGAAGTTCGCTGTCTCTGTCCTTGTCACGATGACCACGGCCCGAGCGTTTCTCTTAATATAGAAGAGAACATCTGGCAGTGTAAAGCAGCAAGCTGTGGAGCAAAGGGCGACATCGTGACTCTGCTATGTCATATTTATAAGTGTGACCGGAACACAATGCTTGCAGAATTGAGCAAGCGATATGACCTTAAAGTAATACGAACCATAAATCCTGAAGTCGTAGAGAAGTTTCACGAACAGATTTGGAACGCCGGTTTCTTGCTAAAAGAATTATATAAAAGAGGTCTTATAGATGAAGATATCCGAGAAGCTCGGCTGGGTTTTGACGGCAAAAGAATAACAATTCCGGTCTATGATAAGAGCCATAGAATAATAAATGTTCGCAAGTATTTGCCCGGAGCTCCTGGCCCGGAAAAGATGCGGAACGTGGCTGGTTACACTGCTCTGGCTTTATATCAAAGAGAGCAGGTAGCTTTATACCCAGTCGTTTGGATTTGCGGCGGGGAAATGAAAGCTCTGGTAGCTAAACGATTTCTGAATATCCAAAATGTAGGAGCGACTTCTGTAACCGGCGGAGAAGGTAGCTGGGATGTAAGTTTTAATGACGACTTCAAAGGTAAGCACGTCTTTATTTGTATGGACATTGACACAGGCGGTAAGGTAGCAGCTAAACGCGTCGCAGCCCAGCTTGCGTTTATAGCTGCTTCGATTAGAATCATATACTTGCCTTTAGATAAAACAAAGTATCCAAAGGGTGACATTAACGACTGGGTTGGAGGCGAGAAAGCTGGAGAGTCAGAATTCAAAGCAGTTATGGATACAGCCGAACGGTTTGTTTTAGAAGATATATCTGACGCTGACCGATTCGATTCTGAGATTAAGCCAGTAACATTAGCTGGTTCTACGGCTGCGGAAAATGTTGGTCGGCGTATTAGCTGTGAAGCTATTGTTTCGGCTATAGATACTACTCCTTATGTTATACCCTCAAAAATAAATGTTATCTGCACTAAAGACCAGCCGAATTGCCACTATTGCCCGATTAGAGCCAAAGACCCAGATGAAGAATCTGGGCAGGTAGAAATGGTTGTGGCAAAAACTTCTGTGGGTATATTAGAGATGGTTCACGCTCCCAAGAAAATGCAAAAACAAGCCATAAAAACAGCCCTGCGAGTGCCCGACTGCAAGATAGTGGAATTTAATGTTAAGGAATTTTACAACGTCATAGACGCTCGCCTAATTCCCCAGCTTACAATTTCTGGGGATAATAGCGACTACGTTATTTTACCTGCTTACATAGTAGCGAATGAAGTAGAACTTAACTGTGCTTATGTTTTTACCGGCAGAATGTTTCCTCATCCAAGAAATCAGCAGGCAGTTCTCATCTTTGGAGAGGTTGAAGAACTTGCAGATAGCTTGTCGATGTTTCAACCAAAGGATGAAGAACTTGAGAGCTTGAAAATTTTCAGGCCGGTAGAATGGAGCAAAACGGGCATTGAACAAAAGCTCAATGAAATTTATAACGATTTTGAAACTAATGTTACCAGAATTTTTCGCAGAAGAGAATTACACTTTGCCTTAGACCTTGCTTTCTGCTCTGCCTTATATTTTAGATTTGATAATAAAGTAGAAAATGGCTGGATGAATTGTTTGATTGTCGGAGATTCTTCACAGGGCAAGAGCGATGCAAGTTTACGAATAATGGAGCATTATGGCTTAGGGATTCGCCACGACTGCAAGAATGCTTCTATTGCGGGACTTCTTGGTGGATGCGAACAGCTCGGCACTCGCTGGTTCATTAGCTGGGGAGTTATACCACAGCAGGATAAGCGATTGGTTATAATGGAAGAAGTTAAAGGTATCCCCTTAGAAACAATCAGTCGCCTTACAGATATGCGTTCATCAGGAGTTGCAGAAATATCTAAGATTGAGAAACGTAGAGCTCACGCACGAACTCGCCTTGTTATGGTAAGCAATCCAAGAAGTAACCGACCAGTCGCTGCATACAATTTTGGAATAGAAGTTATAAAAGAGCTTATCGGCAATCCTGAAGATATACGCCGTTTTGATTTTGCAGTCATATTAGCCGTTTCTCAAGTGAACGCAGATGAAATTAACAAATTAAGCAGTTCGCGAAAAGCAGTGGAGCATAAATTTACTAACGATATTTGTCGGAAAAGAGTGCTATGGACTTGGACTCGAGATGTTAATCAAATAAGGATAGATGATGATGCCATAGACCTATGTCTAAAATCTGCGACACAGCTCTGCAATACTTATACAGAAATAATGCCTCTTTGTGATAGAGGAACAATGCGACTTAAACTTTTACGGCTTGCAATTAGTTTAGCCGGTATTACATTTAGCACTCCTAATGATAATCTAAAAATTCTACAGGTTAAAAAGTGCCACGTAGAATATATTGTTGATTGGTTGAATCAACAGTATAGCAGTAATATCTTTGGATATTCTGACTTCACTAAAGCCCAGATGTTTGCTAATAACATTTCAGATTCTCCAATGGTTGTCAAATGGATAAAGCAGACCAAACATCCAAAGGATTTAATTGAACAGCTATTGCATAATGATGAAATAACCCCTAATGATTTACAAGATTGGTGTGAATTAGACAGGGACAATACTCAGCAGCTTATCTCACTCTTTGTTCGTAAGCACTGTGTCTATCGTCAGGGTAGAGGTTATGTTAAGACGATAGAATTTATAACCTTGTTAAAGAAAATGAAAATGGAAATTCCACCAGAAGTAAGTGTTCCTTTTGCAGGACAGGAGTTCTAAAATGTTACAAAAAGCTATGGATGGCATAACAGAATTTCATTATAAACACGGTTTCGTTGTTGGCACGACTCTGGCGGAAGAAAACAAAAGAGCTTCAAAATTTGCAAAATTGTTTTTATGGCTGATAGGATTTTTAATTTTATGGCTTTCAAAGAAAATACTTAAACGAGCTATGATTTGGCAGGAGCAAAGAAAAGATTGTCGTCTATGGCGAACTCATTTAATGCTTGAAGAACTTGGAGAAACTATATTAGCTATGTCTCGATTAGATGAAACTGCTTATGCAGATGGCCTCGGAGATTTAACTTATGTAGTTCTTGGCGCTGCTGTATCTGATGATATACCTCTTAGTGAAATCTTTGAAGAAATACAATGGGCGAATATGCAGAAAGAACCACGAAATAAATTAGTAGATGCCCGATTAAGAAATAAAGGAAAAAACTGGAAGAAGCCAGACATTGCAGGAATTCTGCAAGCATATAGAAAGTTTCCATTACATACAAAGGTTAGAACATTAACAAAAATAGAATACGAAGGTGCTGTTTGTGGAAGGCCAAAGAAGGATAATTTTCACGACGTAATTTTAATTCCTGTTTCTATCTTTAATAATAATATTGAAGATTATATGGACAGTTCATCTTTCGCAGTGGAGGAATTGCAAAGATGTTAATTATAGAAGGCAGTGATAATACCGGCAAAACTACTATGGCGAAACGAATGGTTGAACTTTGTCCCGGAACAACGTATGAACATTTAGGGCGACCAGATGAAAATACATTTAATTTTTTCCTCGATTATAAACCTATGATAGATGCTAATTTTGTCAGAGATAGATTTCATATAGGAGGCATAGTATATCATAAGAACAAAATAACAAGACAAACTTTGCCTGTAATAGAAAAATGGCTGCAAGAAGTAGGTTCGCTCATTATAATTATGTATTGCAGTGATGAACGTGCATACGAGCAGAAATTGCAAGATGGACGCAAACAGATGTTTGATAATAAACAGCTTATAGAGCGGAACAGAGATTTTATTCGCATCATACATAGGATGGCTCCTCTTCAACCTCATTATGATTTTGGCTGGGATATTAGCCCAAGAAAATTTTCTGAATTCAATTATCCTAATGATACTATTCTAAAGATGTGGATAAATGAATGGCTTGAAAGGAAACGAAAATGCTCAGAGAAATCTTAGTAGCACAAATAAAAAATATTCTTAATAGTTTCAAAGTTATTCTTGAAGTTGCAGAACAGAACCAAACCTGCAAAAGAAAAGCAGTCGGCTGTCGATTAGTAAGCTTTGAAGATGAAATGATGATAGATAGCAAAGTCGTTTATAATGGGCCGAGTTTCAATAATGTTTGTTCAAATGAGAAAGGAAATTGTGGATGCAGTCACGCAGAACCAAGAGCGATTATGCAGCATCTCAAAGGTTTTGCACGAACAGAAATGGTTCTCAATGAAAAGGTTTGGATGGTCTGCACTTATTCACCCTGCACAAACTGTGCCAATATAATTGTTGACTCTGGCATTGTTCAAGGAGTCTTTAGGGATATTCTCACAGAACACGACGTTCGTGGCGAGAAAATTCTATTAGATGCTGGCATTAAAGTTATTACTAAACAACAGCTTGAAGATTTATTGCACGACTTAGATTTGGAAATAATAGCATCTGATGATTTAGAAACAGTTCATAAAGAAATTCTAATGGCTTTGGAAAATGCTCAAATTAAAAGACAATAAATTTTTGATTCAAACACCTGCTGACCTGCCTAATCTTCAGAATGCAAAGGAACTATTCTTAGACGTTGAAACTAAACGCGTCTTTGACCACCCGAAACACGGAGGATATTATCCTTGGAAGGGTGATAGAATTTGTGGTGTAAGCGTTTCAGTTGAAGATAAACCCGAAGTATTTTACATACCCGTCAGACATACAAATCAAAAATGGAATATTCCATTAGATAAATTTCAACAGTGGCTTAAAGACATTGTCGGTTCTTGCCAAGAACTAATAAATCACAGCATAGTTTTTGACGCTATGTTTTGCAGCTTTGACGGAGCCGAATTTCGCAATCGTCTCATCTGTGTAAAAACGTATGCTAAACTTCACGACAGCGATAGAATAAACCACGAACTTAAACCGATGTGCCGTGACTGGCTGGGGTTTGATACATCTGCTTCTGACAGAGTATCTGCTTATCTTGAAGGAATAAAATCAAAGAACTTTGCAGATGTGCCTGCGGATATTATGGGAGATTATGGCACAGATGATGTTGTGATGACAAGGAAATTATATAGATTTCTGCAAGCCAATATACCAGCAGACCTTTCAAGAGTATGGGAAAATGAAGCAAAGCTTACTCCTGTTCTGTATGATATGGAGAAAGAGGGCTTGCAGATTGACCCTATTCAATGCAAGAAAGAATCTGTTAAGTGTTTAACTGTAATGATAAATGAAGGCACAAAAATTCAACAAATTGCGGATAGAGAATTTACTAATTCTAATAACTGCATATTCGATATCCTCATAAATCAGTGCGGGTATCCTATTCTGGCTACAAAGAAAGAACGGAAAAAAGGACAAATTATAGATACAGGCAAGCCGACATTTGATGAAGATGCTTTGCTAATATATCAAGCTCATCCTTTAACTACTGCAACGCCAAAATTCAAAGAACTACTTGACTCTATAATTAAGTATCGTGATGCTTCACAAAAGAATGGCCTATTTCTTAATCCTTTCCTTGAACTTTGTGATGATGAATACAAAGTTCATACGACATACAATCAAATTGTCCGCACTGGTAGGATGTCTGCAAAGAGGCCTAATTCTCAACAGCAAAATAAATGGTCCAAGGCACTTATTCATCCAGAGAAAGGTTTGGGTTTTATATCTAATGACTATTCACAAATAGAATTTCGGCTTATCATACACTATATCAAAGATGAAGCTGCGATTAAAGCATACTGTGAAAATCCTAATACAGATTTTCATCAATGGGTTGCAGATATGATAGGTGTTGTTCGTAAGAGAGCAAAGACATTGAATTTTGGAATGGCTTATGGCCAAGGAAAGAAAGGTGTCGTTGGCCGGTTAGCTTCAGACCCTTCTATTATCGAAGAAATAGGAGGGCATATAAATAAGGAAATAGAGCTGGGTCATATAGCAGAAAGTCAACGGCACGCTGCATTTATAGCGGAATGCGTGACCCGGTCAGAGGAAAGTTATAATGCGTATCACGAAAAATTTCCGGGAATTAAAAGCACGTCGCGAGAAGCAATGGAAGTAGCGAAATTCCGTGGATACGTTTTCAATGCTTATGGTCGCCGCAGACATCTTCCACCTAACCAGTGCCATAAAGCATTCAATGCTATTATTCAAGGATTAGCAATGGACGTGATGAAAGAAGCAATGATTAAACTTTCACCACGCTATAATGATGAATCAAAGAAAATAGGATTAACAATAGGAGCTAATGTCCACGATGAGCTATTAAACAAAGTTCCACTTGAATCGCTTTATGAACAGAGCACGTGGAAGTTCATAAAACTTAATATGGAGAATCCTTCTGTTAAGTTTCGTATTCCTATTGTCACAGAAATGGGTATCTCCGCAAATAGCTGGGCCGAAGCCAATAGTGATAAACCTGCCATATTGCCCGATGGAAAACCTGTTGGCAGGGTGCATTTACCCTGATTATGAGTCGTTTATCGCTTATACGACGCTTTACGACGCCATTTAAGAAGGAATATGGCAGGTGCGAAAATATAAAAAATTTTAAGAAATTTCAAGAAAAATTTAAGTTTTTGATTGCTTTATGACGATAACACTGTTATACTTAATATAGTAGTGGTGTAAACCACTGAACCAAATTCTTTGAAAAGTGATAGAAAGGAAATAATGATGGCAAAGCAAAATCGCAAAAAGAACGATGGTAGCAAGCACCGTAAACATCGTCGAGTCGCTCGCAAAGGTAACACCCTGCAATCTGTGCGTCGCTCGCTGAAGTGTGCTGGCAAAGCACTTAATAGAGTGCTGCATATTGTCACCTTCGCTTCAAGCTGTGTAAGCACAGGAATAGCTTCAACCGAGCAAGTTATTCGGCAGACAAAATCTGCCCCAAAAGCAAATCGCCTTCAGCGGCAGCTTGCACGACTCGAGAAAGAGCTGGCTCCGTATCTAAACAAATAAGCTCGGTTTTGCCTACTGGTCTTAGCCTCCAGTGTGCGGTAGTGGTTCACAGCCACTACTTTTCTCTCCTAACAAGGTGCGGAAAGTAGTGGCTGTAATAAGCCGGAAAAGTTAAACTATAATGTTAGAATTAGAAAGGGTCACACAATGGCAAAGCAAAGCAAGAAAGTAGCACAGGGTTCAGGACAAGCTCAAGAGGGTGAGCAGAAAAAGAAAGGTCGCGTCGCCTTCGACATTTCTACTGCAAAGGCAATCCTGCCGGTTTTGGACAAGGAAGGAAAGCCCACAAAGGATGTGAAATTGCAGTCGGCCCTCAACAAGGACGGAAAGCTTATCGCACTGCCGCTGACAGTCAAAGATGGCGATAAAGTCATCTATCAGGGCTGGGATGCGAAAACAAACAAGGGTCTTGCAAAGAAGGATTTCGGCGATGAGCCGACATACCTGCTTTACAAGGCACTCACAATCGAGGGTCGTGCTCAGCGTATGTTACAGGCAGTTGAATCCCTCCGTGACAAGGCCACGAAGCTGAGCAAATTCGGCGATGCGGCAACACGTCGCAAAGTCAAGAAAATCGAGCGGATGCAGGAAACTCTTGCGAAGCTCAAAGGCGAACTCGTCGCCGATGGTATCAGCATCGAAGAATTGGATGCGGAAGAGCAAACACAAGAAGCATAGATTCCCGGGTCGTATGCCAGTGCCGGTTAGACCGAGACCGGCACTGGCTGTTCTTTCACGAATAAAATAGAGATAGAATTAGAAAGGGCTAAGAATGGCAAAGAAATTAACTGACATTCAAAAGAAAATCAAACTGCACAACCTTGCTGAACGAGAATCTTGCGACAAGGCAATCATCAACCATTACACAAGTATTCAAAGAAACTATAAAGACACTTCTGCTCGCATTGCAAAAGACATCGAAGATTTACGCAAACGGCAAGTAGAGCTTGACCACGCTGTTCTTCACGCTCCAGAAAAAATTGCAATGGCTGAACAAGATATCAAAGATGTTTCTAAAGAAAGAGCCGGCGTCAAGGATATTATGGGCAGAGTGCAAAAGTATTTGCAGGTTAAACAACAGCTTCGTCGTTTAGGAATCCGCGTAAAATGAATTTACTACCATTGCCAAAATTTCATCACTATCACGGACAGATAGTGAAGTATGTTCAGCACAAATTGAACGGCCATTATATACAGGTGTATCGTGGCCAGAAAGACGATATACAAATATACACAAAAATTCAAACCGAAAATATCTGGCCGAAGTTAAGATGCTGCAAGACATTAGAAAAGAGTCTTCTGTCTTTGCCTGCTGGCACTATATTTGAAGCGGAGCTTTATGCGGAAGGAATATTTGCAACATCTATTCCAACGCTGCTTAATGATGGCGACAATCGGCTGTTAATCGGCCCGTTTTGTCTGCATACCTATTGTGGCGAAGATGTTTCTATCAGTGAAATGTGTATATTAAAATCTCTTCAGCGAGAGCATATTTGTCCTCCTGAATGGACTGAATTTTTGCAGCCGCACAAATTATCTGAAAAGGAACAGCAGATTTATTTGAAATTAGCAACAGCAAAACATTTAGAGGGATGGGTTCTCAAAGAGCGACATCATTCTGGATGGTATAAACTTAAACCTACGAAGACAGTTGATTGCGTAGTTATAGGTTTTACAAAATCTGAGAGTGATACAAAGTATGGAGCTCTTAAAGCTGTGCAGGTAGCGGTTAGAGATAATCACAAGCTGGTAAAAATCGCATCTGTCGGTTCTGGATTCAGTGATGATTTTCGTTGGGAAATTAAGCCAGAAACTTTGCTTGGTAGAGTATGCGAAGTGAAATATGATTGTGTAGCTGCGAACGGTAAGCTAAATTTCCCTCGCTTCATTAGATGGCGAGATGACAAAAAAGCTAACGATTGCACGAAAGACCAATTGGAGGAATAATGAATCGCTTAAAATATATCTTGATATTTGTTGCTATTTTAGTAGCTCTTTTGCTTGTTACATCTACCATTCTTGCCTCGTCAGAGAAGACACCAAACCTCCTACAACATTTCTCATCTTCCTCTGGCGAGGCGTCTTTTACAGCTAATGTTTCAGCTTATTGCCTATGCAAGAAATGCTGTGGCAAGGATGTTAATCATCCGGCATTCGGTATAACCGCCAGTGGATACAAGGTTAAGCTGGGCGACGGAAATAAGCTGGTAGCAGCCGCACGAAATGTTCCATTCGGCACTATGCTTCTTATCCCCGGATATAACAATAATAAACCTGTGCCGGTATTTGATAGAGGAGGAGCAATAAAAGATAACAAAATAGATTTGCTGTTTAATGACAGCAATGATTTAAGTATAAACCATAAAGAAGCTTTGAAATGGGGAAGGCAGGTTCTCACAGTGAAAACGATTTCCAATAAGCAGAGTTATGATGTCATAGCTCGCCGATGGAACGGCAGAATTTTAGTCACGGAGGATTCCAATGCAATTCGTAGACACGAATCTCGATGACGCTTGGCGTAGCACTCTTAGTTTCATAGTCAACGAAGGACATCAAATAGACAGCAGGGATAGTAACACCCGAGAAATTCTTGGGTATCAATTGCTGTTGACGAACATTAACAGCAATTTCCTTCAGAATAAAACCCGCAAGCTTTCTGCTCAATATGGTGCTGCTGAAGTTTTATGGTATCTATTCGGCAGTCCAAAAATTAAGATGATTAAAGCGTATGCTCCACAATATGCACGTTTCGCTGAGAATGGCATAGCATTTGGAGCTTATGGTCACCGATGGAAATACGGTGTTTATCCTTCTCATCTACCACAACATCAATCACAAATAACTGCTTTAATAGAACTGCTCAAGAAGAAGCCCTCCAGTCGACAAGCTGTGGTTACGATGTATAATTCCTGCGATTTATTATACGGAATTACTGGTGAACATAAGGATATTCCCTGCACACTATCCCTTCAGTTCCTCATCAGAGATGCCAAGTTAAATCTAATAGCTACTATGCGTTCCAATGATGCTTGGCTCGGCCTGCCTTATGATGTTTTTGCTTTTACTACTTTGCAGAAAATTATTGCAGATGAAATTGGCATTCAGCCGGGAGTTTATATTCATCAAGCAGGAAGTGAACACATCTACGATAGAAATTTTGAGAAGTGCATTGAAGCTGCAAAGTTTGACATAGGATTGCACGCTAAAGTTGATTGGAAAAATAATTACACTGCTATAAATAAAGTAGCACTACCAGCAGCGATTGCTTTTTGTAGAGCAATAGAATGCAGTGTTCGTGAATCTGCAGGACAAGCCGACCCGGCCAAAATTGTAGGTGAGATTTATGATACTCTTGGCGGAGGAACTGTGCTGGCAGATTTGTTACTTTGTGCTATAAGTAAATGGATACGCATTGATACTGCTGCAATCCATTCCTTTATACTGAGAACATCCATAGAGAGGAAGTTAAACGATGGGAAAGAATGATTTTGTAACTGGCACTGCTACGACCAAACAATTTTTCGATTGGATTAACGAACGGCATTCCATCTGGTGCAGACGGCGAAACGGACAAAAGAAACCGTGGACTAAAGACGCTATATTTATGGATTGGAAATTCACAAACGTATTTCGCCAACTTGACACAGGGACAATTGTTCTACAAAGAACTATTTCTGGAGAATGTAACCAAGATTTAAGCGGTGACAAAATAATTAAAATACCTGTGACCAGTTGTAAAGAAAAATTATTGTTAAACTCTTACGATTATCCTTTAGTAGAAGGTAGGTCTGTTTGTTTATCTAATACTGGTTATCCAGTTATTAGAATAGACCAAAAAACTTGGCCTATTCATTGGTATATTATAAACAGAAATACTAAAGGTCCAGAAGACACTGACCATAGAGATAGAAATAAGTTTAATAATGCAAGAAAAAATTTAAGAAGAATTACTCATTCACAAAATGCTCAGTCGTGCAGTTATAACAATTCCCAGATGGTTTATGATGACCACGATGGCTTATGGCGTGGAAAATTTAAGATGCATAACAAATACACTTTTGGAACTTATCATAAGAATAGGGAAGATGCCCTTCTAGAAATTAAAAAATTATATGCTAATAGCGATAGATGCACTCCGGATAGCATAGATAAAAAATTAGTTGCCGCTAATATAATGGTGTATCGATTATTTAATCTTGATACACACGCCAAAGAGTATGGATTCATTTATGATTTGGATGACTACCTAAACTGGCTTCACGATAAACATAGTTTAGGTAAGAAAATTTTCACCTCTGCTCATTTAACAACAGGTGTAGCTTTTGAAGATAAAATTGATACATATAGTAGAGCAGCAAAAATAGCTTGGGAAATGGCTCCAAAGATAGTTAATGCTTGTAAATCAAACAGAATGCAAATTGTCTTTGAAGAATTATTAAATGGATACCTTATTGGAAAATTTGTAGCTTACGAAATAGCTTGTGATTTACGATTTACACCGTTATTTTCTGAGACCCCTGAAGACGTTTTAACGTGGGCGAATATGGGAGGAGGAGCACAAAGAGGCCTGCAAAGATTAGGAATGCCTGCTTTTAATAAAGACGTCGGCTTAAAATCTATGGTCTGTTTATGGGCAGAATCTGAAGAATTTCTGCAAGACCACGTTAAGAAGCATAAAGAACTTCCTTTATCCGCCAGAGCAGTGGAGTATCCGCCATTTGAACTTCGGGAAATAGAACACAGTTTATGTGAGTTTGATAAATACGAACGTATCCGCCTTAATCAAGGACGTCCAAGACAAAAATATGATGGGAGATAAAAGATGCATATTTACATTCCTTCAATGAACCGATGGAACGAACCTTTTACAATAGATGCTCTCATAGGAGCAGGCATTCAAAACTTCTGGCCTATCACCATTGTTGTTCCTGACGGTCAGCAAGGGGAATATGAAAAATTTACAATGCAATCTGGGAAAGGCATAGATGTTTATGGCCTGCCAGTAACTTTTCATATTGCTGAAACAAGGCAATGGATTATAGATTCATCCTCACACGATTTTATTCTTATGATGGATGATGACCTAACTTTCTTCGTGCGGCCAGAATTGGATGAAGTAACTCTTGTTCAATCTGCACCTGAAGATATAAAAAATATGCTGGTATGGATTGAGAATGCTCTGCAAGAGTATGCTCACGTCTCAATTAGCACAAGGGAACAGAATTTTCAGAACAGCAAATATCTGGAGGATAAAGCACTTATTGATACGCCGAGTCCTAATGACTGGGTGCTTGAGTGCAGACGGCCATATAGAATATATGGCTTTGACCGGCAGATTATTCTTGGTGAAGAATTAAAGTTTGGCACATCGGCGGAAATTAACACGATGGATGATTTTCATATCACTCTCAGCTTAATAGAGCTGGGATATCTTAACGCTGTGAATTTCAAATGGGCTCATAACCAAAGAGGCTCTAACACCAAAGGTGGAGCATCTTGTTATCGTGACTTAAACGTGCTGCAAAAAAGTGCCGAAGCTCTTCAAGCAGCTCATCCTTCTGTGGTAAAACTTGTGGACAAAGAAACGATAAGTTCTTGGGGTGGAACATCGACTAACCCCACTCATCGCACAGATGTTCGTATTCAGTGGCAAAAAGCTTTAGGTATTAGAGCCTCAGAGAGGAAAATTAAATGACCGGCGGTGTAATAGTTACATTTTCTAAGACAGAATTCTGGGTGAAGCACTGGCACAACACAGTTCGCTTCATAGAAAAGATTCTGCAAGATAACAAAGTTGATTATCGCTACTATGATATCGAAGACCTTGCAGATTTAGACCTAACAGGGTGGGATATTATCAATGTAGGGAATCATCAATACGTTGGAAGTAAAAAATTATATGCAATAGGTAAATCGCTGAAACGCTGCGATAGATTAATCTCTCACATTGACGATTATGCAAATCCACTTGCGACACAGATAAGACAAGCTGTAATTGGCAAGCCGAATATCTTTATATCCAATATGCCTAAATTACTTGAATGGAAAAAAGAATCAGTCCAGTATAATTGGGCTACTGAATGTATTTATATGAATTGGAATAAGTTATCTTATAATCCAATTCCTTTTGGCGTTCCTCTATACGAAGGAGTTTTATATTTTGGAGCCTTCCGTAAAAAGAGGGCTGCTTATTTTGAAAAATATCTTGGAATAGATGCCACAGATTTTTATCCTGTTAATGTTTCGTCAAATAAAAAATCTTTGAAGTTATTTTTAGATATGAATCCGTGTCTTGATGAATTCAGCAAGCCGGAACAGCTCTTACCTTTCTTGCAGCAATTTAAGATGATGGTTTATATGGAAGATACTCCCTCCCATACACTTTATAATTCCCCGGCTAATAGGTTCTATGAATGTATTTCTGCCGGTCTGCCGATGGTGTTTGATATAAACACAGTGCATACCTTTGAAGAAGCTGGATATGATGTTAATAAATTTGTAGTGCAAGAAGCAAGAGATATCCCATATTTTTTATCTATATGGGAAAAATGCCGAGATGAACAATTACAATGGCGTCGTGATTATATCGCGGAAGGAACTAACGAACTAACCAAAATCTTTAAGCAGATAGGAGTCATAAATGAGAGTGCAAAAACGTGATGGTAAGCTACAACCGTTTGATGAAAAGAAAATTGTTAAGGCAATTCTTGCAGCGTTTAATGATGTTCAGCCGGGAAATATTCCTGACTTGAGCAGCTTAATTGCGAATATTGCCGGTAATATAAATGAAAATTACCACGATATCATAAGCATTGATGAAATACAAAGAGAGGTGGAAAAATCCCTACGCCTTTTCTATCCTCTTATTGGCGAGAACTACATAAAATATCGACTAACGCGTGATGAACTTCGACGACAAAGAACAGTATTTCCCGGCTCTGCTATGATAGCAGATTATATTCACAATGCAAAATATGCCAGACACCTGCCAGACCTTAAACGCCGTGAAACTTTCAAAGAAACTGTTGACCGGGTCAAACTAATGCACATCCAACGATATGCAACAGGAGAAAAAACAAAAATAGTATTTGACGTCATTGAAGATGCATTCAAATACGTCTATGCTAAACAGGTTCTTCCATCTATGCGTTCTATGCAGTTCGCAGGTTCAGCAATAACGAATCACAATGCCAGAATGTATAATTGTAGTTATACTTTAATTGACCGACAGGAAGTATTCGGAGAAATTTTATATCTTCTTCTTTGTGGCTGCGGTGTTGGCTACTCTGTGCAGTTTCAACACGTGGAAAAACTTTTTACTCTTAGCTATATTAAGCGAAGCATTGTAAAACATTTTGTAATACCCGACACAATTGAAGGATGGGCCGATGCGGTCAGCTTCTTAATTCTCAGCTACAAGGATGGCTTCTATGCGGAATATTCATATAATAAAATTCGACCCGAAGGAAGTCCACTTGTAACTTCTGGAGGGAAGGCTCCCGGTCATCTTGGCCTTAAACATCTGCTCGAAACGATTCGTGGCCTTTTAGACAAAGCACAAGGCAGGCAGTTACGACCCATAGAATGCCACGATATAATATGTCATATCGCAGAAGCTGTGCTTGCAGGAGGGATACGACGCAGTTCTCTGATAGCACTTTTTAGTAGAGAAGACGGCGAAATGACTTACTGCAAAGACAAAAATAATTTCCAATTCAATGGTATAAATTCCCAACGTGCGATGGCGAATAACTCTGTTGTGTTTAATCGCAGCGAAGTCACTAAAGAACAATTTTTCAGGTTAATGAAAATAAATAAGGATTCCTTTGGCGAACCAGGATTCGTATTTGTTAATAATTATGATGAAGGAACAAATCCCTGTGGAGAAATTGGCCTCTACCCAAAATTGATGACGGGAGAAACGGGATTTGGATTTTGTAATTTAGTAGAAGTGAATGTCGCGGCTTGCAAAACATCAGAGCAATTTTTGCAAGCTTGTCGCTCTGCTGCGATTATTGCAACGCTTCAAGCAGGATACACAAAGTTCCCTTATCTTAGCTGGGTCACAGAAGAAATTGCAAAACGTGATGCTTTAATCGGCGTTGGACTTACCGGCATAATGGATAATCCTGCGATAGGATTAAACAAAGCTTGCCTGAATGCAGGAGCAGCTCTTGTTCTTGATACTAATGCTGCAATCGCAAAACTTATTGACATAAATCCATCATCACGATGCACTTGCATTAAACCAGGAGGGACAGCTCCGTTAGAACTCGGCTGTGTGAGCAGCGGAATTCACCCTCATCACGCTCGCAGATATTTTCGTCGTATAACCGCAAATCCTAATGAAGCTGTGGCACAGTATTTCCGCAGCAAGAATCCACAGATGGTTGAAACAAAGCCGAATGGCGACTGGTGTATAACTTTCTCTGTCGAGATTCCAAGCGACGCTATAACTCTTAAGAATGTAGATGCCCTGCAATTTGTAAACAATGTTTTAGACGTTTATGAAAATTGGGTTTTATGGGGAACACGAGGGTGGGAAAAAGAAACAGGTGAACTTCTTACTCATAATGTCTCTGCTACTGTGGTTATAGAGCCACAAGATTGGGAAGTCATTTTGCAGCACGTTTGGGACAACAAAAATAGAGTTAAGTCGATGACGTTCTTACCTGCCTCAAGTGATAAGAACATACCATTTTGTCCCAGAGAAGAAGTGATTAACGAAGCAGATGAGATGCTGTGGAATTATCTCATCACAAATTATCGTCCTGTGGATTATACGAAAATGATAGAGCAGGAGAACACTGTGCTAAATGCCGGTTTAACGCCTGCCTGTGGCGGCGGTAGCTGTGGCTTGTAGCCCTTTATAGCGTTAAAATAAGGTGCGGTTAGTGTAATTGGCTTACCCGATGGTCGTTTGTCGTTTATACGAAGGTTTAGGAGTTTATTATGTTTTATCTCAGGCACAAAAGCGGTTTATACCTGCACAAGAACGGAATAGGATATACAAATAAAACGAATGCTATGGAGTTTCCTTCGCGAAGCAAAGCGAAGAAAGTTAGAGATGAAAGATTCAACAAGAAAGAATATACCATTGAGGGAAAAGGTGACGAGAATTAGAAATCTCGGATGGTCTGAGAGATATCTCACCCTGCTCCTCGAGAAGGATAGTATGACAGAAAAGGATAAAACTTATGTGGAAAAAATGTATGACATCATTTTTAAGTGGCGAGGTTGCAAAAATCATCGTCGTCATTCTTTTGGCCATCTTCGTGTTTAGTGTTTCAGCTATGTTTGTGAGGTGGATATGTTACTAATAGATGGAATGATGCTTGTTAGGAAATGCTACGAAAAATTAGATTTCCTTAAAAATAGTTCAGACCAGCCGACAGGGATGGAGTTCGGTTTTCTTCGAACTCTTGAAAAACTGCAAAAGCTTCATCCAAAATCCCAAATAATAACGTGCTGGGACAGTCCTCATAATAAGCGAAAGGAATTGTATCCACAATATAAGGCAGGCCGAAGGCGGATGCCAGATACGTTTTGGCCCAGAGTTAAAGTATTCAAGGAATTCTTGTCGCATTTATATCCGTATGCCGAGTTAGATGGCTATGAGGCTGATGATGTGATAGCGACGCTGGCTTTATTAAACAAGAAACGATTCTTTGTGTATGTTTTCGCCGACGACAATGACTTCTTGCAGTTGATTTGTGATAAAGTGGAAGTGATAAAATCATTTCAGTCACAGCTCTACTATTGGAATACTACAAAGGTCAAAGAACGATATGGTGTTTTACCTTCTGAGATGCCACTTTTCAGAGCAATTATTGGTGATACGAGCGACAATGTTCCGGGAGTGAAACGGCTTCATCGGTCTATTTTAGCAGTAAAGATAAACGAAACCAGAAATATACCAAATATCAACGATAGAATAATCAAAATTCTAGAAGGTGACTGCTGGTCTGATAGTATGCTGGAGAACCTGATTAAGTTTGTCAGGAGTGGGAATTTCAAACGAAACTACGAACTTATGAAGCTGCGAATAATAAAAGAAATAGTTTTGCAGCCAGTAGATAAAGATGATGATGCTGTGCGTAAACAACTACTCGAATGGGAAATAAAGTCCCTCAAACTTTGTAAACGATTCTTTGGTGAAGTTAAGGAAAATGCGGAGTTTTGATGAAGATAATAAAACAACATCCTAAGAGTAATGATTGTATGGCTTGTGTGGCTGCTATGCTGTGCAATACGACTCCTCAGCACTTCAAAAATTTTTGTAAGAAAAGGCGTCTTAACAAGTATGAAGATTCTTCTTTGATAAGATATATTCAAAAATATGGATGGCTAATTGGTATTTATTTCAAAACCTTTACTAATTCTTTAAGTGTTGATATAAGAGATGCCGTTTGCATCTTAGGAGTAAAATCCAATTATAAAAGGATAAGAAAAAATGGTGATGAGCACGTAGTTATTTGGGATGGAAAACAAGTGTTGGATTCTAATCCAAAAGTGAACAACAAATCATTAAGTAAATATAAAATTACAAGTATAATTCCTTTATGCAAGTGTATCGGATGATGCTGTGTGTAAACAACTACTCGAAACGTAGAAACATAATAACTACGACAGGGAGGTCAGAATGAAAAAACTCCAAATATACATAGCTGCAAGTTTCCCTCGCAAGAATGAGGCCTGCGTTTTAGCTAATATGCTCGCGGCGATGGGACACAAAATAACCAGTCGCTGGCACTCCGAAGATTCTTCTTATGCCACTGTGGAACAAATGCACAATAGAGCTAAGAGGGATTATGAAGACCTCGACGCCTGCAATGTATTCGTATCCCTCACAGGTGATAATCTTACTCACGGAGGTCGCCACGCGGAGTTCGGCTTTGCCCTTGCGATGAGCAAGCGAGTGATACTTATCGGTGAACGGGAACACGTTCTTCATTGGTGCAGCGGAGTAGAGCTTTATAAAGATGTTGAAGAGTTTCTACGATATGGGCTTATTGAGCAGCCGAATTATGACGAAGAATGATGCACTAATTTTGATGGAGCAGCCGAAAAGCGAAGCTGACCTGCAAAGAAACTATCGTCGTCTTGCCCTGAAGAATCATCCAGACAAAGGCGGCAATGCTGTAAAGTTCGGCAAGCTCGCTGAGGCTTATCACCGATTAAAAGGAAGAATGGGTGAAAAGAGTGACTTCTGTGATTTATTCAAAAAGCAATTCGGTATGTAGAATATGCGGCAATACGATTGGAAGAAAAGCTTGGCGAGGTGTTTGTTATTATTGCAGTCAGGTGCGACACGGCGTCCCTCTTGCGATGACGCCGAGTGAGGTTAAAGTTCGTGTTCATAAAAACAATGTTTATATGAAAATTAAGCGAAGGTGGTTTTGTGTGTTTAGAGGCACAAGGCAGGAATGTCTGCAAATACTGTGGAAGCATTATTCCGAGAAAATCTGGCCGACGCGTTCCTATTGCGGTTAAAGACATAGAAGCAGGACAGTATAATGAAGAGTATCAGGCGTTCCTTGCTGCGGTTGAGGAATATAAACGATGCAGCCATAAACGTTTTCTGCGTCATACTGAATATTTATACATAGTAAAGGAAATGGGATATGAAAGAAAGAGAATTTCAGAAAGTAGTGATTCACGAATTAACCCAGATGGGCTGCTTCACTCTTAAAGTCCACGGCGGATTGATGCAGAAAATTGGTATGCCAGACATATATGTTAGCCATAAATTAGTAGAAGGATGGATAGAGCTAAAGGTAGGAACTGCAAAATTAAAGACAATTCAACGATTAAGAATCAAACAAATAAAAGAAACAAATACTGTTTGTTTGGTTTTACGCAGCCATAGAAGTGCTTTCTTAGTAGAAGATGAAGATGGGCATTTTATTGTAGATTTACAAGGGCAGATAAAAGGATTGATAGGGATAATGCTGCAATATAAGAAAAGGTAGTAAACTTAACTGGTGGGTTACTATGCTGTCTGGCAATCGGTCATCTGCCAGGGTAGTAAACTCAGTAAAATAAAAGTGATTCGCTCGAAAAAAGTTATGAACAAAAATCACTACATATACAACAAGATGGGAATATCACTAACTATGGTTTTATTCAGGTATGTATTATGTATAGGTATGTAGTATAAGTCAGTTATAGGCCATTATGGGCAGTTATATGACGGGTAGCAAAAGTAGATTGTTCAAAACTTTTACCGAGGGAGTCAAGGAAATTTTAGAGGGTTTACTTGCTGGACAGATGATGTATTGCGGGATGGGTTAGTAACTGGTAGGTGTTATTTAATAATTTCTAATAAGGAGCTAAGACAATGAATGAGTTCAAAGACGCGTCATTAAGATTGCAGGATTATCAGAACAAAGTTGCACAGTATGAGAGGGAATTGGGAAAGAAGTGTGACTGGGAAAACCCAGAAGATGTTGCACTACATAAACACGAGATGCGTTTTGCAGACCGTGTTGACTTATTGAATTTGCTCGTGCCGAAT